TTTGCCAAATAATATTCAAGACATAAGCAATAATCGTGAAGCCAAGAATAATAATGCTCATAAGTCTTTGTCGCAGGATGATTTATCCAAGCGGAAGACTCTCCCTCCAGTGCAAGCATTATTTGGGCGCACTCGATTATCTGCTTCCTGAGCCTCTTCGAATCTAGGCATTTCGCCACATCTATCGGCGAAGGGTATGGTACGAAAACTTGCATGCTACTCTCCGGCTTTGAAATTATAAACAGGCTTGATAATCTCCGATACCTTGGCCGTGGGCTCGATGCACCGGATAATCTCATCCATTGGCTTGTAGGCCATCGGAGATTCGTCAATGGTTCCCTCCCCAATAGTTGTTGAGTAGATTCCGGACATTACGCTCTTGAACTCATCGACCGAGAGGGTTTCCTTCGCCTTGGCGCGAGACATCAGTCTTCCGGCACCATGCGGAGCAGAGTAGTTCCAGTCCGGATTACCCTTGCCGATGCAGATCAGCGAGCCATCCCGCATATTCATCGGGATGATGAGCTTCTCCCCGGCATCTGCGCGAACCGCACCCTTGCGGAGTATCATCGCGTCGGTGTCGATGTAGTTGTGGATGGTCTCGAAGTAACCCTTCGGATTCCACCCCATAGCGGTCAGGATAAACCCGGCCATTGTGGATCGGTTCTCGGAAGCGTACCGTTGCACAATCTTCATATCGGCTATGTAGTTATCGAAGTCCCTACCCTCAAGGTGCGCCAGCTCCTTGTTGCAGGAGGGCTTCTGAAACTTTTTCAACTCAGTCTGAATATCTTTCTCACGTCCCTCCGCTTTCAGTCTCCTGACGATTTCATTCTTGGCCGCTCCGGTCTCGTTCAACTTCTTGTACGCGAGGTCCTGATAATACTTGCAGACCTGGACGCCGAGGTTCCTGGAGCCTGAATGGATGACAAGGTAATACTTGCCGGTGTCTTCATTAGTGTCCAGTTCAATGAAGTGATTTCCTCCTCCGAGCGAACCGATTGAACAGGCAGCGCGCGACAGATCCACCGACTTACCACAGCGGAGGAGGTCGAGCATCGGGAAGCTGACGACAGGGGAATCATGGATTCCGAAGCCGGACGGGATTCCAGCCTTGATTGCGGCATCCAACTTGGCGAAGTCCGGACGAATCCTCGACCCGAGATCAACAACGAGCATACCGCAGCCAATATCTACGCCGACAAGGTTCGGAGTAACCTTTCCGTGCAGAGTCATCGTTGTTCCGATTGTGCATCCCTTGCCGGCATGTGCGTCCGGCATGATCCGGATAGTCGAATCAGCATATGGAGAATAGTTGGCCAGCGCCTTCACCTGGTCATAAGCCTCGTACTCGAAGGTCTCGGCGAAAACCTTCACCGGAGAACCGTTATTTCTCTTAATCTCAATCATATTCAAAAGTAATTCATTATATCCGGATTCTTACCTTTGCGCACCAGGGTTGTAATCTCTCGGCGTTGCTTCCTTGTCAGCCAACCCCATATCTCCGAGATAGGAACCGGGTTACCCTTACCGTCATACTTAAACACCTGGGCCTTGTATTCTTCGATGGTCATATTATTTATCTTCTTTGTTTATTTCTACAACTGCAAGCGTCAACTGTCCGACCTTATCGGAATAGATAAGAATCGCTCGATCTTCAATACGACCGCAAACAGGACCAATCTCTGCAACATCGGCAAAATAGTCTATGAGTTCGTGAAAGTATTTCCGCTTCATCTCGTTCGTTACGGCCTTCCTTCTATACTTTCCCGATATCTCATCCTCGGTGGAAAGATAACCGATGTTGCTGTCTTTCCACTCTCCATTCTGGTCAATTTCCTCATAGCCATGGTCTGGCATAATCGGAAAATCAGGTAATTTTCGTTCCATATCTATTCGGCAAATATCTTCCTGTAATGCTCGCACAGCGCCTCGCGGGTGGGAAAGCAGTCGTGGCCAAGAATGTTCCCGCCGCTTCTGATGATTGCGCCACTCGGCGTTGTGTATCCGATAGTGACATAGGTTCTTTCTGACAATTTAGTAGCACTGATGCACTCGCCCGCTACTATCTCTTGCACTCCAGATAGGAACACCCACACCTTATCTCCTGGCTTCATATCACTTTTCACCTATTTCCGGGAAGCACCCGACTTTGTTAATAAACTGCCTTGCCCGCTCATCGACCTCCTGCTTTGAGGCATAATTCTTCCCCTTGCCGTACATCTCGTCGCGGTACAAGCAAGCGAGAACTGCACCCTCGCAAGCATCCCTTCGGTTTTCGTTTATAAGCCCTTTTAATGAAAGTTCCTGCAATTTCACAACTTCCGACAAATCAAAACTTTCGTCACGGACCAGTTCATATATGATAAGACGCGCCTCTACGGGGTTCTCCCTAAGCCATGCATAAACTTCTTCTCTATTCATATTACTCAACTTTTACTCCTTTCATTTTCTCGGGATGCCCGACAAGTGTACTCCAGATGCAGTTCGTGGCCCACTGCTCGAGGTATGCCAACGGTTCGCTTGTGTCGAACCCACCAAGAGGAATGTCAAACTGATCACTTAGATATGCAATATAATGCAGAGCCTCGTGTGCGCAGACTCCCGCCCCACATCCTCCTGGCTGGAAGATAGAGACAAGACAACCTCGCATCCGTGACCTCTTGTTCCCTACAATCAGTGTATTGGCGTATTTCCCGGAATCATCTTCAAGCACATCGCCAAAACTATCCACCATTTCGCCATCATTATTGAATGGATAAAACAGTTCCGCAACGTCTTCTGTATTTGGCTTTTTGCATACCCAGAGCCTATTCGGGTATATCACCGGGTCAAACTCGTAGATTACTGACTTCATATCTTTATCTCTGGAAATTCGTTCAACTTCTTCTCGTAATAGTCGAGGTCTTTCTTTGTGGCCGACGGCATTTTCTTGCACATTTTTTCGTATTCAGAAATAACTTCTTCCGGCGGAACCAAGAACCAATTCCGCATCGGGTCCACACAACGAGACCGCGCCATGAGGCAACGGCGGTAATAGTCTTCCTGTTCTTGACTCTCGAATCTCATTTCTCGTATTCGCTTTTCTTGGGACGGACCCACATTGTTTTTGCTTCCGTCACGCCATCATCATCCGGGTCGCCAAAATCGTATCCTATCTCGTGAGTTTCTGGCTTGATTAGTTCACCATTACAGTCCCGTGTCGGATGTTCTGACACAAACCGCCAAAACTCGTCCTCCAGCTCTTTGCGGCGAGCATCATATTCTTCCTGGGCACGCTTCTGCTCGTCAGTCATCTGAAACAGCTCTTTCAGTGCCTCCTGGTCCCCGCCGGTTACACTAAAACTTATGTCCCTGTTCCGTCTAATCTCAATGTCCATACGCTTAATCCTCCACCATTTCTACAGTTATCTTAACTTGCTTGAATTTGAATTTGTCGAGAGCAATCTCTTTCGGCAATTTTTGATTGAACGGGAAACAATAAATAACCTCAATCGCTTCCGACTCCTCAGAAGGTAAACATGTCTCAACCTGAAACTAAAACCCGCATTCATCATGTTGAGCTCCAGTTATTCTTCCAACTTGTTCTGAAATTTTCATATCATTCTTTTTCTACTCCCCCTGCAACTCCTGTGCCATCATCATCAATAACAACCACCTTGGGACAATTCCCGTGACCACTGGTCAAACAGGGTACTATAGAGTTGATATGGACTATCACTCCGTCTTGGGAAGAGTTGATTTTTCCAACGATATTTCCAAGACTATCGTTCCCGATGTCCCGAAGTCGCCCGTCAATAGCGTCTGCACCCCGTACTTGTAATACCCCGACAACACCGTCTTCGCTATCCCCTTCCCCGCAGTATTCAAACACGCCCGTTGCACCATAATCTCCTCCGATGAAGAAGTTGACAAATCCATTTTTGTAGTATTGCGCTTTAATCGTGCGGCTTGTTCCATCATTCTCCGTGTTCCAGGGCACTACGCTTTTCATCGCTCAATTCGGCTATAAATTTGTCTACTCGTTCCTGGTCGAGATAATACTTCTCGTCCACCTGCTCCTCCAGCACATCCTTCAGTTTCTTCTCAAGGGGTATGGGCTGAGGGAAATCATACCACGCTTCACCGAGAATGGAAACCAAAAAACAGCGCTCTCTGTTCTGAGGGACGCCATAGTCCTTGGCGTTTAGAACCTTGATAAAGTTTGTGTATCCCTGCGTAGAAAGAAAGTCCATCCATCTGTGCAGACCAGGAAGAAACTTCTTGCTGGTTATCGCCTTGACATTCTCCATAAGTAAATACTTGGGTTTCTTGGCCGCTATTGCCTTACGACATTCCCACAGCAAAGAACTGCGAGTGCCAGAGCCCTCTTCAAAGCCAGCCTGCGCTCCCGCATTGCTAATGTCGGTGCAAGGGAAACTATAAGTGAAAAGGTCGAAATCGGGCACTTGAGACCAATCTATCTTGCAGATATCACCGAAATTCTCAGTCTTTGGATGGGTAGCGTTGTACCCCATTATGGCGTACTTGTCTATCTCGCTGATGCCTACCACCTCGTGATTTACTCCGATGTTCCGAAGCGCCATACTTTGCGAACCATAGCCCGCAAATGCCTCAAAAACGCGAAGGGGCTTGTCCCCAAAGTTCATATTCCTGAAAACACCCTCAAGCACCGATACAACGATGCTGTTGCCCGCCATCTTGTAAAGTTGACTGTCGCTGATGCCAGCAGCCCTCATCTTCGCGATGTCTTCGTTGCTTACTCCCATCAATCTAAGACATTCCGTCGGAGTAAGTTTTCTGATTCTGTAATGTTTTGCCATATCAATATCTGTCTCTATCAGTTTCCATCCATTCGTTAATGCGTGGTTGCCCAAAGTGGGCAGAACCGTTCCCACAATATCCGTGCCGGAATGTATCCTATGGTTGTAGTCGTCAAAGGGGATTATCTTCTTCATATACCTCCAATATTAACACCTCCATCGTAGACGGCCGCCGCCCACATTTGTGTGAATGCAGTTTACCCACGGAGGGGTTGTTTGTTTGACAATGATGCCCTTTTTGTCTCGGGTGCGAGATATGCCGTATGCCGCATCCATACTCTAAAACAGTTTCGGCGAGGAGTCCGCCTGTTTCTTGACCTTTACCTTGTCGAGGATGTTTTTACGAAAAAAGAAGTAATACTTTGGGCTGATATTCGCACCGTGCTTTGTCCTCAGCACCTCGATTGCTCGCATGAATGCTTCCTTTTGGTTGTCAGGATTCTTTATGCAAACTTGGACCAATATCCAGTTGTTAGATTTCCCTTCAAGTTTCTTTCTGGCAACATAGGACTCAATAGTTTCTTCGTCGTTTTTTGCAACTATTTCTTGCAAATCCGACTGATATATTTCTTGCTGTGTCGGAAAGTGGTACTGGCAATACGGGCAATCTTGATACTGGACAGGAATCATCTTCTGGCACTGCGGACAGATTTTCATAGGCGGCACTCCTCCGCCAGCGCCCTCCTTATGCCAAAGTCCCCAAACGCGAGAATCTTCATAACGACCGAGGCGAGAGTAATTGAGGCCAAAATCCAAACAGATAAACTCGCCATTCTTCCCGTCAGCGGGCCTGCTGCAACGACCTAACACTTGATACCACTTAACTATCGAGGTCGTAGCGAACAAGACAAGCACGGCCTTTATATCAGGTATATCCAGGCCAGCAGTTCCGATTCCAAGCAGCACAAGAACTTGGAACTCTCCGCGCTTAAACTGATCCATAATCTCTTTTCTTTCACCACTAAAGTCCTCGTCCTCATCAAAGTTGGCTGATAGCAGGTATTTCGCTTTAATACCCGCAGCGCAGAATTGCTCCGTGATTCCAATAACTTGCTCGGAACTACATCCGAAACATACGGCCTTAGCGCCGGGACAAATACGCTGATAATTCTCCACTGCCCCGATGTACCTTGCGCGAGACTTGAACTTCTGAGCCATCTGACCAAGCGAGTAATCTCCACGACCGTAGTCCCACTCGACATCATCCATCGACGGAGCATCCAAGGAATATAACTTGCATCGGCACAAAAAACCTTGGTCTATTAGGTCTTGGACTGATGGGCCAACTACCATCGCCTCATACATAAGCGCGAGTTGCTTCATTCGCCCATACCGAGCAGGGGTGGCACTAAGCCCTACCACATACACCTTCGGATTGACATACTCGAAAACGATGTCAAATTCGGAACGGTGCGATTCATCGAGTATTAAGAAGTTAAATTCGTCAAACCAAATCCGCCAATAATCCTTTTTTAATCTTTGTCGAAGCGTCTGCACCATCATACAGCAGCAGTCATTCTCCGGCATCTTCCTCGTTTTCGCATAGACCTCAGCCGCATCCACTCCCCATTTCCTGGCGTGGCCTGCGTCCTGCTTCAAAATCTCCTCACTGTGAGCCAGGATCAGAACACGGTTATGCTTGGCTGTGGCCATTGAAGCCATCGAGCCGATGAGGACCCCTTTGCCGGATCCTGTCGGCGACTGCACGATGATGTGTTTGTGCTTCGACAGAGCCAGCCTTGCTTCGCTAATTAAAGTGTTTTGGTAATCGCGCAACTGCATATCAAAACATATATTCGTGATTACATATATAACTAATCGTTCCTTTGCTCGAAATTCCGTATTTCTTCATTAGTTTATTATAAGACATCCCCGATGCGCGATCAGCCTTTATCATGGCTATTTTATCTCGCGAGTACCTCTTCGGTAGCATCCTTGCAGCATTCCTTGCCCGTTCAATCCTCTTTTCTTTCGGAATATCCATCCAGTTGTCGCTTTCTGTACCAATCTCAATATTATCGAAAGAGTTGTCCACCGGGTTTCCGTTCAGATGTCTAACGACAATGCCGGGCTTAAATAATTCCTCACCAAATTTCTGATATGCCTGAAGCCTATGTACAAACAGTAGCTTATAAACAGATTTGTCTTCAACCTTTACACGAAGAGAAATGCATTTATATCCTTTTGGATGTAATAAACATTGTCTTTTTCTTCCGGTAAAACTAATAAGTTCTCCGTTTCTGGAGACTCTAAACCCGAGACGATAAGCATAAACCTCGATTCTTTCCATCTTGCAGACTATTTATGTTACGCAGACTATTTGAAAGCAGAGAAGGGCTGTCTGCTTACCCTTGTCAGTCGGTAGCTACTCCGACCTATCTCTGCTCGCAAATATACACATTTTCTATCGAGAAACAAAAAATCGGTGCGAATTTCTCGTGCCTCCTCCGCCAGTAGCGGCTGGTCTTGTCCATCATCCGCACCGATACGCCGCCGTTAGTGCACTCCTTGGCAATTACGCCGTGGTAAAATGATAGCGAGCTGTTAGTTACACCGTGTACCCGACACGCGACTGAATATTATTCCTCTTCCTATGTACACTCGAAGATGGCCTCGCTATCCTTTAATTCTTTCTATGCTTCCGGGGACTTCTTCAGAGCGGCGATAATCTCGTCGGCGATTGCGACCACGTCATCAACATCGACATCGAAGGCTGCGTCCGAATCCCATTCCCTGAAATATAACTCCTTCGTCAGCTCATACCTTCTCCCCTCCCACACATCATACTCCGGAAAACTCGGTTTCAGCGCGTCGAGAAATCCTTTCTCAAACGGAGTCTGAATAACGAAATCCCATTCGAGCGTCAGGTGCTCTTTGATATGTTCCACACCAGCGGAGTCGATATACGACACCCAGTCACTCTCGCTGCGGGCACCCTTCTCGGCGGTTTCCCAAGCGACAATATCTACCAGCTCCCCCGTCTTACGGAGGCGGTACTTCAAAGGGAATAAATTTGTTTCCATACTATTGTACCAAAATGCATTTAACCTTTTCTCCACCACTTTTGTAAAGTTCCTTTATTTCGAAACTGGCCTGCTTGTAATGGCTGTCGAAAAACTCGCTGAATCTTACGGCAAACTCCATGTCGTCACTGATACCAGCCTTCTCAGCGGCCTTCTTTAGATTACCCCAGGTCGGTTTAATGGTCGAGTCCTCGAACAGCGTCCTCGGCTCCTGCCAGATGTCGTAGGTTCCGTGAGGGAACTCCTCAAGGTGTTTCGCGTCTTCCTCTAGGTGGCAGATAACTGCGCCCCGGTTAATTGCATCCACAATAAACTTCTCACCGGCGAACTCGCCTTCCTTCGGCGTTATGCCATACCTAAATAAATCTTCAGTTATCATATTCATATCTTTATAAGTTTTATTAAATGCCAATAATCAGACAGCACACCCAGCCTACCGATCCACAAAGACTTCACGAACTTGAATGAACATTTGAATAGGGACTGACTCATCGTTTCAAGTTCATCGTCATACGCACCGTCATTATTGTTCCAAGTCGTCTGCGGCTCAACCCGAACCTTTACTCCGTCTGCAGTGACATACTCCGCATTCATTCCCGCCTGCAAAGCATTGGCCGGTGCCAACAACAACTCACTATATTTGCTTCTTATCGTCATCAGTCTTCAATATTACCAAAATACACTTGTCCTTGCTTAAAATATCCTTCCCGTTACCCTCCATCCTCGCATACGACATCCATTTCCGAAACGCCACATCCCATGTTATCCCGTATCTCATTTTGCACAGAAAATCGCACATGCTGCCAGTATCTATAAGCGTCGCGCTCTCGATCTCAACATCCGGGCCGTTAAAGAATCTGAGCGTGTCTCCGCTTTTTGCCTTAAGAAAGCCCTTCGTCTTGTCGTAGAACTGCCCGTACGGGAGCAGAATGTAATCTAGCCAGAATTTGCCGGGCTTTTCGTGCGCCGGCCTAAAAATCCTCTTCCTCACGACCCGTGACATACTTACGACTTAAGTCAAACAGCGCCTTTACGAAACTGCTCATCGGCATATCTCCGACTTGCTTTACCTCTTCTGGCAACTTCATATACTCGTACTCGAAATTATGAAGATAGGACATAATGTCTATCCGCGTAATCGCCTGGTTCGGAGAGTTCGGGTCCCAGTGTACCCTCGGCCGCCCCTTGAAAATCTCGATCGGGGCCGGATTGGGGTACTTCAGCCACTCACTGATGCCCATAAGATAAAACCGCATACAATACGGCAACAAGCACCAGACATAGTTCTTCCGGTTCAGCCTAAAAAGATAACTCTCTGCAAGAGATTTCAGGCGGTGCTCCCGAGCGATCCAGTACAGCCAGTATCTGTACATATGCCAGTCGTAGTCATCGTCAGAACCGATCGGGCCGAGCCGCCAGTCGGCAAGCCTCTTCTCATAAAACTCCTTTACACCGAGGTCGTCACCCTCCTCACAGGCGTCAATGACTCCTCTCTTGAAACACAAATCAAAAAATAGGATAACCTTCGGGGCCGTAGTTCTTGTAAGGAGGGTGCTGCTCATACTACATCAAAACCAAGATCGATAAGGTACGAAAGGATATTGAAATACATACCGAGGCTGCACTCCGGGGTGCGGATGACTTCTACGGCGCCGTCCACCTCGCGAAGATGGGCGAGTTCGACGCCGTAGTCGCCACGCACTATACATCCGTTGACATCAATGATGTCCGTCAGTCTTTCTTGCATAACTCTCCGTCAACAACAGACCACTTCCCGGACTTGAACTCGGACGGGTTCATCTGGGATGAAATCATCGCATCAAAAAGCAGAATGCGGGAGCGAAGTTCCGCAATGCTGCTCTCATAATCCTTCCTCGCAAACTTGAACACAAGCCCGCGCCACGGAGCATCAATCGGATCGGTGTCCTTCACGATGTCGTCGTCCTGGTAAATGTACTTGACAAGCCAGATCTCCTCAACTTTCGGATTGGAGATAAACTGACCGAGAATCTGGTCGCCGTGATCCTTCCAGACCGCAATCTTCTTCTCTTCGTACGATGTGTACGGATCGCCGAAGAATTCAATCGAGGTGGCTCCTACAAGCGTCTTGATCTCAATGACAATGCTCTCGTCTGGCGTGAAAGCGTCCGGAGAAGCACCGAGAGGGCAGTCCGGGGAAACCCAGAAAGGAATTTCCGTGCAATTCTTGGAGTAAACCAACTTCGGCAGACCGAGATTACGCTCGCACCACAAAAATGCGTACGGCTCCTGCTCGTTACCGATGTCCATCGGCCTCGCGGACATATTGTGCGCGAAACCATGTGAACGCTCCCACCTCTTGGAACGGATGTATGAAAGGTTCGTGTCAATTATCTTACCGCTGGCGCTCGTTATCGATCCCAACTCGGACGCGGTAATCATTCCGAGCCTCTTTTCGAGCCACTTTTCTGTCTGTGTCATAGTCTATTCCGGTAAATCGTTACTCAAAGCGAGCGCAATCGTCTTCCGAACGGACTCGCTCGCAAAATCATACTTCTCTGCCACCTTGTCGATTGTATATCCGTTCTTCTTCGCCCAGTCCACGATCGTCCCGACCTTGTCATCGGTGATCACTTTCTTCGGTGCGGGCCCCTCGGCGGGCAGCTTGCTGATGCGGAGACCCCAGGTCTCCCCGCCGTCCTGTACGTCGCGGCAGCGCTCCTTCGTGAGGCGAACTGCGATGTTCTTCAGCCTTGCCGGGTAGCCGTCGCACTCTGGGAACTGCTTGATGAGACGCTTCCGGTTCGTCGCGTTGAGGATAAACGGAAGGTTCGTGTAAGGATTCTGGGCGAAATGGGCAACCCAGACCCCCTCCTCGGAACGACCGTTAATCATTTCCTTTTCCTTGTACTCGATCCTCTCGATTACAATTCGCGGGATGTCCTGCCCCTGTGGCAGACACTCCACGCCGCAGTGGGTCAATTTCCCACCTACCCTGTAGTGAATGTTCTCTTGTGACTCCATATAAATCAAAATTTGGTGTACTTAACCTTCAAAATCTATGCCGAAATGGTTCTCCATAAAAACTTTTGGGTTAACTCGCTCACTTTCAAACAGTTGCCCCCCCCCGGTCAACATTTCATACTCATCGTAAGAATGGCAGAAAAGGTAGTAAAAGAATGTATTTATAGCACTTCCGCCGATTCTCTTGTACCATTTCGATGTGGTATGCTTGTCAAGGTACCGCTGGTACGCCCTGATCTGCGCCTTGAGAAACTTCGGATACTTCTCGTAGTCAGAAAGCCCGTTGTCGGACTTCAAAGGGCATCCGATGCACCCAAGACGGCGCTCGACCCGGAATTCTCCTGCGTCATCGTAATAAACCGGAGCGCATTTTATCCCGCGCTCTTTTATAAACCTTTCTACATCTTCATCATTCCACTCCAGAATAGGAAGATACTGTCTGGATTTCTTCCCTTTCCCATAAATACGGCACACCTCCGGCTCATTATACCTTTCGGCCCGCCTCTGACTCTCCGATCGACGAATCCCTACAATAATCCTATCTGCAAACCACTTTTCCTTGAGAATTTCGCAGCAGAAACGCTTAAAACGGCTCGGATTCCCCTTCCGCTCTACAATCTGGAAGAAGGTTTCCGGCGGCCTTACGATCTCAACGCCCATCTCCTTCACATGTGCGGTCGTACCAGGCGGATCGATACTCGTCTGGAAATAGACAGGACGCACCCGGACACCGGCCATCTTTGCCAATTCCAGGATGCAGTCGCTGTCTTTTCCGCCAGAGTAGGCAAGGCCGATCTCACAGTCCTGCGGGATGCTCTTGATCAGCCTGATCGCCGACTCTATTTTTCTCTCGTAACTCAGCATTATTCCCCCCTGTGGTCTCCGTTTCCGCCGAGAAGGCCCTTCTTCTGGCGCATGGACAGCTTCTCGATGTTCATCTTTGCGATATCCTCCAGAGAATAGCCGAGGTCAGCCGCGCAGGTGGCGACATACCACAGAACATCGCCAAGTTCAAGGGCGATGTCCGTCATCCGGTTCGCGCTAAGGCCGCTGTCCCCACGCATTATCTTCTTGACCTTCTCCGCCACTTCTCCGGCCTCGCCGTTGAGGCCAAGCGCCGGATAGATAATCTTGTACTGCTCCGGATAGATCGCGGTCTCCAGAGCCTTCTCCTGATATTTGTTAAGATTCATCCTTCGCCGCCTCCTTCACGGTCCGCCTGAAGTTCCTGTCGGTCTTACGGTCTTCCTTACGGCGCTCAGACTTCGGCTTCTCAATATACTCCTGGACCTGCTTCACCTGCTCGATGGACACGATATCCTCCGCATCACGGTCGACATCCGGCTCCGGCTGGGATTTCTCCTTGCGCTTCGCATACTTCTGGAAGGCCTTGCGTACATCGTCGACCAGCCCCTGGTCCGTCGTCAGGAGCATCCCGATAGAATACACCATCTGGCAGAAGCCCTCGATGTTGCCCTCGTCCTCTCCGCACAGAAGATACGCGTACGGATGCTCTGCGGCCATAAAGCGGGCGGAGAAATTGCCGCTTACGGTTTCGATATCAAGCCAGTACCTACGGAAGCACCATTTGAATCCGCCGTGCTCGCCCTTGCGGACAATGGGGTTATTTACCTTGAAATACCACCATCTTACAATTTTTTCCCACATAATTCTGTTTTTATATTGAATTCATTCCAAATCTTCATCTCGTGCTCGTACGCCTTCGGGTACTCGAGCATGTCGCGGACACGATGGACACCGTTGATAACGGTCGCGTGGTTCTTACCGAAGCATTCGCCAATCTGAGTGTAAGAATAACCATATGACTTCATCTTATACGCAACCATATGCCTCGGCCACACGATGTCGCGAAGACGGGTGCTGCTAAGGATATTCCCGCCAACAATATCGGACATGATCGACACATAATTGTCAAAAACTTCCATCACCGGCTCCGGAGCCTTCATGCTCCGACGCTCGCATCCGCCGAAATAAGAACAGTAAATGCACATCCTGTCCTTTGCGCTAACATTCCAAACACACATTACTTCAATCTCCTTTCAATCAAATCTCCGATATCGGCGTGGTCGGGAATGACCTCTCCAGACGGCCACTTCTCCCACCAGGGCCATACCTCTCCCTTCTCCTCCCATTCGATCCTCGCATCCATGTCAGGCACGAGCATCATGTCCGGGCCGATCTCCCGCAGATTCCCCTTCCCTCCGGTCGCCACGAACCGCCTTCCCCAGTACAGATATCCAAGAACCGCAGACTTCTCACTCTCGCACACGAACACCTTCTTCCCGTCCTCCGGAAGACACGCACCGAAATAGCACCTCCCGGTGTACCCGTCAGCCACCCGGTACTGACGACCAGGGAAGAAGCCCTTGTCGCGATGCCCGTCTTCCTTGTAGGAAATCCTCTTGTCGTACAACACTCGACCGCTCTGGTCCACATACCAGTATACCGCGTTACAGTGAGAGTCGGTCGTCACATTGTATATGCTCCACGCCTCACGAACCTTCTCCTCGGGGAACAGGCCGCACATCCACCTGAAAAGCGGGCACCCGTCCAGCGAATACTGCTTCGCACCGAGCAGCACATCCGGGCTCACATACCGCACATCACGCACTGCACTCTCCCGCACGCTCCGGTTCCACACGATCGCCTGACTCTCGCCGTTGATCATCCTCACAGCGTCGCGGAAATCCGCAGCGCCACCGAACTCAATCAGCCACTGTGGAAGAGAAATGCACCGGTCACCCTCCTCCATGACCCATACTCCGCCCCGGCTGATGAAAACCTTCAACTTGTCCTTCCGGAACGGGTGAATATCACCGTTCAGATAATAGCCGCCCTCAATCTTGTTCGGGCCGCATTCCTTCAGGTCCATCCCCAGCAACTTCGGAGCATTCCGGAGCGCCACGACCGGGTCGTAAAGACCCCTGTATATATCCGCTTTAGCCATATCAGAAAGGCAAGTCTGAATCGTCCACAACCGGAGCCGGATCAAACGACAGCTTCTCCTTCTTCTCGGCCTTCTCCGCCTCGGCGTCGGTCCGCTGCTCCATATAATACCATATCCCGTCGGAACGCCGCTTGGACACGCAGCCCATCTTCTTGAACTGCTCCGTCACGGCACTCCGGCTCCGGGGTGTCTCTCCCCAGTCCTTGCAATACTCTATGTACTCCTGAACCCACTCCTTGAGGCTCTTCCAGCCGGGAGCCGACGCGTACTCCGGGTCCGGAGCGGCCCAGTATCCCATCGTGGAAATCCAGCGGCGCAACGAGTTGGAGTTCTCCTTCATCTCGTTGACCATGTCCTTCACGCTATCCGCAATCTCAATCTTGCCGGAATTCTTCACGAATGTCCTGTAACCCTCATAAATCCAGTTGAAAATCGCGGCACGCACATCATCCGCCATCAGTTTCTTCTCAAGCGTAACATCCTTGTCCCGCTCGTCTATATGATTCGGCGCAAGAATGATCAGGAACCTCCTGAAATAGCCGTCCGTGTCGTCGGTCGTCGGTGGCATCCCGTTCGCGCAGCACAACATCAGCGGCACCTTCGTCACCTTCGTCGGCCTCCTTGAATAAGGATGCCTCCCCGTGAACTCCCCGCCGCTCACGAAAGCCTTGAAGTCGCCGCCGGAGAAATCCTTCTTCGACACATCGTCGCAGTAGTTCACGATCTTGCCGTTTACATCCGCAAGGTGGTACTCCGCCTGGTTCCCGCCACGGAACAGCTGCTCCGGACTGTACGAACTCGCCACTCCACGGCCGAGCATGTTGATAACCGCCTTGCAGATGATGCTCTTGCCGTTCTGACCCTCGCCGACCACGAAACAGATGTACTCGATCTTGTACTCCGAACGCTTCGCGAGAAAACATCCGCAGAACTGATGGAATGTCTCGCGCATGCTCTCGTCGGGCACCGTCTGCGCCAACACCTTGTCCCAAAGACCGGACCTGGAGCCGGAGACATAATCGAAGTCCAGGATGATGTCCGTCTTGTACTTCACATCAAAGCCGTTCAACTTGCCGGTCTCGCAGTCGAACACCCCGTTCCGGAAACAGACATACCTCCGGTCCGGATCAAAGTGACAACGCTCGTCAGCACGCAGCTTGTTAAGACAGAACTCCTTGATCCGCTCGGCAGAGTTCGTTACATATACCAGACCTACGCTCATCCGCTGCATCGTCTCAACGATGATCTCCGTCAGCATCTCGTCCTTCACGATCTCGAAATACTCCCCGTTGAACACATACAACTGGTCATCCTCGTCCATCTTGAAGAAATCGCACCCCTCGTCACCGTCAACACCGCAGATGTAGCGACGGAACGCCATCGCCATCGACGACTCCGTCAGCTTGTTTATGCTCTGGTCCGTCGACCCGCACCCGTCAATCGTCGCGCCGGCCGTCGAGCATAAGTAATCCACTATGTAATCAAATCTCACTAAAAATTGCGGTTTTTAGTCAAAAAGCCAGAACGAACAGGGCCTCTCCGAAGAAAGGTGGGTACTCCCTGCCCGCTCTGGCAAAAATTTCTTCCCTGCGCCGTACCCAGTGACGCATCATTTACAGTGGCCGGCGGAGGAATCGGACCTCCGTCTCGCGCCGCCATCCGACGGCGGCACGGGCGACCATCCCGGCCTGCCAACACATTTGAACTAACTATCGCGTTCCGCAGCCCACATCGGCCGCCTCCGCCCGCCACGGCACGGGCTCGGGAGAACGCTATCAAAGAACGTGCGCCGTGTAAGAAACACTACAGCTTCTCAAGCACATCCAGCCAGTGCTTCTTCGCCTCCTCCTCGCTGCCGAAGACCTCCGTCTCCGCCAACACCGGACCGTCCACGGTCTGGTACAACACCACCTGGCCGTCCAGCACATTCGCACCGGACTCGTCCTTGGAAATACCCGTGGGAACCACCTGGATCCCCTTGATCTCGACCGTCTCGAAACGGCCGCTCGCGGTGTTCAGATACACCACCTTGTCGCAAATCTTGTACATATCATTACTCGTTTATAAAATTCCACACTCTCATCAAATTCCGTGCCGCACCGACTACAAATCCCGCCACATCAGTCCGCCCGCGAACTTCCGCCTCCCGTAAAGGCACGCACGGATCGCCGCCGCATCCACCCCGGTCTCCACGCTCGCCTCCCGCACGCTGCCCCAGCAGCCGGCGGACTCGCCGCTCTTCCGCCACGCCATGATCCAGCGCACATCCGGCCTCCGGCCCCTCGCCTTCTCCTCCTTCTCGTCACTCCACTCCAGATTCTCCGCCCGATTGTCAATCCGGTCACCGTTCTTATGCCTCACCCACTTCCGGCACTCGGGATTCGCCACGAACGCACGGGCGACCAGGTACGCCACCTTCACCCGACGCCCGTGCAGGTTCACGCCCTCGCCGCCGATCGCGACTAGCGGAAGACCGCCGGACCACACCAGGCCGTCGTCACTCACGCGGTAACGCGAGTCGATCTCCGCGAAACGACGCTCGCTCCTCCCGGAGAACATCACCCCAACACCTCTATCTCGTCCCACCCCGCGAGCACATACCCGCCCGCAGTGACGAGTCCGACAACGGTACGGCTGATGCCGTCGACAACACCCTCGACTCCGCCGGGGATGAAAAGGACCCTCTGGTCCAGATGCAGCTGACTCTTTTCCATATTCTCTTACATTATAGGCTTTATCCCGTACACCATCACCCAGGGGTCCGACGACCACGCGCCCTCCCGGAACTGCGCGTCGAACCTCGCGGCGAACGCATCCCGCAGGTCACGGAACACGCCGCCGACCCTTCCGCCGACCAGGTACATCCCGCCCGCGTTGCGCTTCACGCCACTCCCGAGCATCACATCCTCTCCTATCCCGCTCGCACGCACGCAAGCGACGCTCTCCACCACGAACCGGTGAGGCATATACCTGGCCTCCGCCTTCATCCCGTCCAGCCAGCCCGGCTCAGATCCGAACAGCCCCTCGGAAAGTCCCGCGTCACGGTAGCTCATCATCACCGCCACCTGGTCGCCCACGGCGAACCTCGCGTGCCACCGCTCACCGGATCCGAACTCCGCATACCGGCCGACCATCCGGCACGACTCGCGGCCGGCGCTCGGAAGCACCCCGTCAAGAAGCCAGACTATCTCGCCGGACAGGTATTTCTGCAAGAGCCCGAATCGGCCCGAAAAACGCACTTTTTTCATACAAAAACCAAAATTTCTGCAAAAATATGCATTCCCGCCGAAAAAACCAAATTTTTCGCGATTTTCCCGACCCAGTGTAGTTTCAGTGTAGTTTCAGTGTAGCAAACTACACTACTACATCTCGCTGAAAACCAGCAACTTAAGACCCGTCAGTGTAGGTCAGTGTAGTAAATGTAGTTGTTTTCCTGGAAGCTCCTATTGTACCCCTATAATATGCCATATTTTACATAAATTACATCACACTTTTAATTATTACCTTACTACACAACTACACTATACCACTTAAGTAATTGATAACCACATAATAAAACAATGTAGTTACAAGTGAAAACAGGTACAATTACGATTTTTTACTACATACGACTACATTGTGCCGCAAAATGGCACATTCCACCCTTTCGCCACTGCAAGTATCAAAAATCAGCCACTCAGCACCGTAACGACGTCCTTTCCGCGCTCCTGCCGGAAATACTCCCGTACCCCTTTAACGCTCAAAAACTTACACCGCCGCAACCGTCGTTTTGCCGCTGCAAGTTTTTTCAAAATGTAACATTTTTGTAACATTTTTTATGTGGCACGGTTTTTGAATACGCGCGCGCCCGTTTTCCATTGATATATAAATAGTTACAAAAATTTTTTAATAAATACCGGCCTGGTCCTAAAAATTTTTAATAATTCCGCTGGTGCCCGGATCCGGCCAGATTGTTAAAATTTTTTAATAAGGTAGCCGGAGATAATAAGAAAATTTAATGGGTCGGGCAGCCGTGGCCGTTTCCGGTGTGCTTCAATTATGTAAGTTGCTTATTTTCAAAGGGTTGCATTTATAAAAAAAATTATTTGCATGTCTCATCAAAAATATTTTTGCGTTTGTAACTTGCTGAAAATCAAGCATTTAGGCATAAAAATGTGCCCCTGGATATGTTGTGCGGGGTCTTGACTACTATTTAATTTCGCCGTACCTTTGCAGTAGCGAAAGGGGAAAAGGCCCGGCCGCTAAAGTTCCTTGAATTTTTATTAACTTAATGCAGCACCGGGGCGGCGCTCGTACGGACGGCCCGGGGAAATATGAAAAACGTAAATTTGTTTACTTCCAATCTCGAGGGCCGCGCAAAGATTCGGGAAATTGCCGCAACGCGCAAAGCGACCGCCGCCGCCCTTGCTAACTTCGAGGCCTCCATCGATGCGGAATTTACGAAAGTCCTCAAAGATACGGACCGCCGCGCTCGCAACGTGGGCAACGCCGCAAAGGGCAAGTACCGCACGGCGTTGCAAGTCGTTGCGAATTGCTACCCGTACCAAAGCGCCGCGGGCGACCTTATGCGCCGCGCGACCGATGAGGACGGGCGCAAAGTTTGGGCCGTCAAGAAATTGACCGCCGCCGCCGCCCGTGGCATCGTGCGCGATTCTTTAAACAACTTCACGCGCAACGTAGGCGCGCCCGTGGTCGAGGTCCATGCGGCCGGGGATCCGGTTGAATAGGTCCCATAATAGACCCGCGCTGGGCGCCCGGTAACGGGTCCCGGGTCCGATTCCCGGGGCGGGTCCTAAATAGTCCAATTTGCGCGGGGCGTGCGTAAGCCGGGCGGAGAATCCAAACGGGGCACCCACAACCCAAACGGGGCGGGCGGGTCCAGATTGCAAGCGGGGACCGTAAATTAGAAACTTGCAAAGGGACCGCGGGCGGGATTGTGCCCGGGTGCGGCTGAACCGATGCGGGGCGGCGCTGGGTCCGGGCGGGTGAACAACCCAAACGGATGAAGTGAACAACCCAAACGGCAAAGGGCAAGCAAGCACATGAACAACCGCGGCGGGCGCTTGATGAAAGGGAGCGCGCCGAAAGGAGAACCCACATAACCCGGAAAAATAGCCGGGCGAATGTTTGACAATCCGGGCAAGGGTTGCCGTATCTGTCCGCCGAGGAATTGAGGCGGGCGAGGTCGGCAAAATACGCCGGGGTTGTTGTCAGAGGTCCTTAGAGAGCGGCGGTAAAAAGCAACCGGGCCAGGAGAAGCCCCGAACGGGGCGGGTGTGGCAGGGTGGCTGGCCGGGTAAAAAATGCAGATGGGAGCGGGGCGACCTAAACGGGTGGCCCTGCTTTAATGCAACCTATCCGAACGGGAAACAAACTGCAGTCCGTTGCTATGAATAAAAAAAGCGGACAAACAATAGAGATGCAGTCCCGAACGGGTAGAGTGTCCAAAGTCACTAACCAAACAACGGCCGAGGAGGGCCGAAGAAATGAAAATATCTGTTATCGTATTGCGTGGCGGTGTGTCTTATGTGGACAACGGCTACGGGCAGATGCGGACCGCGATGAGCGTCGCAAAGGAAGAGAGCAAGCGCTATCCGGCCGCGATTGTGTACTGCGCGAGTTCGGACCGGACGATGCGCCTGGTCCAGACCATGACCGCGAAGGACGGACGTATTACGGTGATCTCTGTGCGTTACTGCGGAAAGGTGGTAACGAGCGACGCGACGATCCCTGACGAATTGTGGGACAAGTTTAACGAGAAACGATAAGCAATGAGCGCGACGATGATTCAGGTACGGGAGTACCTTTCCGAGGATCTTGGGCCGAGTTATGCCCGAATCCGTCTGAACTGGCTTTGCAAAAAGTATGGAATTACGCCGATGGACGAAGTTCCGCAAGATATGTTTAACGAAATAAAGTATTAAAAAATGGAAAGAGGCAAGAAAATCGCGGTCGGCCTTCTCGGCCTGATCGCGGCCGAGTTGGCGGTATTGGACTATGCCGCCGTGGAACTACTGCGCAAGGGCGTAGTGATTGAAGTGAGTCGGGAGGAGTTGGAAGAGGCGGGAGAAAAAGCGGTGGAGGACATGAGCGATGACAATGTCTGAGGCGCACAAGACCGTCGACGAATTTGTCGAGGCTGTCTTAAAATGGGCCCGTGAGCGCTACAGCGACGAGTACGCATCCGCATTCGCGTTCGGAGTCGTTACAACATATCTCGCCGATGCGATATGGAGGCTGGCCGAGCTGCAGGATGATTCATTTCTTGCGGAGCAATTCGTCGAAATGATCAAAGAAGAAACTAAAAAATATGGAGGAAAGTAAATGGAAGCGGTGATCACAATCGTTATTTTTGTCGGGCTGTTCCTGCTTATCGCAGGGACGGTCCGGCTTATTGAAAGGAGGAACGGATAATGAAAACGAGAAAAATCTTGGAGGCGGTATTTAGAGACCCCTCTATTTGTGACGCCGGTGGCGTCATCGCATGGTTTGGTGACATTAGTCTCCGCGACTACTTTGACGCGAAGACTCACATCGGCGAGATGACCCCTGGCGAGTGGTTCTATCTTTACGAGGACCAGTTCCTCGGTATGGTGGATCTGCCCTGTGCGGATGTCGTGATTGAGACCGAGGAGGCAGGACGGGTGTATCTTTGGAAATTGGAGGACTGAGCGGGATGGTTTTCGTCCCGGAGGAATTGTATAACCAAGTAAAAGGAGAATAAGTTATGAAATCATTTATTACCTACTGCAAGCAGTACATTTACGACCACATTGACGACTATCGTGGTCAGATGGTTTACCCGTGCGACCTGGGTTTCACATTGACTGAATGCCCGAACTACGACGGAACTCTGACTTACAGCCGAGAGGAGGCGAAGAACTACATCCGCGAGTGGTGGGACGATGCGGATGACTACTACGACTATGAGAAGGACAACTTCGGAACGGCTCGGAATCCTTTTGAGAACCCGGAGGCGTACATGGTGTGCATGGTCATCGAGGGTGTCCGGAGTCTGATCGACCAGGCGTTCGACCGGATCGAGGGCGTGGATTATAACGAGATGGTCGAACTGACGGGCGACCTTATCGAGCAGATCACCGAGAAGGTAAACGAAAACGATACTTATAGACTGTTCTAAACGATTGAATTATGACATACAAAGTAGGATCAAGCCTGTGGGATTTCCGGGCATGGTCTGGCGGCAAGAATACGCTGGACACACTGAAAGAGAAGGGTGATGTGGACGAGGTGGAGAGTTTGATTGAGGAGTGCTTTGTGGACGAGTTGCCGACCGACACGCAGATAAATGACCTTCTGTGGTTCGAGCGGGATTTCATTGCTCAGCACCTGGGTTACGATGACTGGGACAAGTACAGGAAGGAGGAGGACGAAGATGAATAGTTTGAAAGAGGTAGTTGCCTATTGTGCAGCGAACATTGAGGACTGGGACGCAAAGTGTCAGTTGGCATTGACTTGCATAGGCAACAGGATGACTATTCCGAATTGGTTCAGAAACGAGATAGAGAACTGCGTCGAGGAGTGGTGCGATGATAACGAAGTCTGCTATGACGAGGTGGACTGGGAAGATGCAGCAGAGGAGATTGTGTTATGGGCGGAATGATGCGATGGGCCATTCAGGAGGCAGTATTGAGAAACGAATTAAAAGTTTACAGCAATGAAAGTAACCGAACTGAGCCGGGACCAGCTTATCAGCCTGAAGTGCCGGTACATTATGGCGGACCACTGGCCTAGTTGGGGCGAGTTGGCGGCGGCGGACGAACTTGTATCGGACGAGGAGATCTTCCGCGAGTTTTCCGGTGTTGAGTTTGTTGAGGAGGACTTTTGAAATGGAAGAAGAAATCAGACAGCTTATCAAGAAGCACTACAAGCGTGCGGTCGTGCACGATGTAGATGCGGATTTGGACGACACGATCAGCCTGAATGTTGAGGGAGTTCGCCTGGAGTTCCTTGCCAAGCGTCTTCTTGCCAAGTACAAGAATGTGTACTGGGTCCGCTTTGTCGGGATGTGGGATGAGTGGATCTTCTCCCGAGAAACGCTTAAATGGATGGGGTTATGAAATGGATTAGCGTTGAGTTCGAGGGTTGGGCCGGGTCGTTTATTGCGATTCGGTCCAGCGAGGTCGATGGTACAAAGCGGTATTTCGGCTACTCAAAGAAAGAAGCCGAGCGTAGGTATCGGCAGAAGTACGGACTTGTCGGAGTTAGAATGAGGAGGGTTGAGGTATGAAAAAGATTCAGTTGTTGGGCGAGCGGGGCATGTGCCTTGTGTTGCCCGAGTTGAGTTACGGTCCGACTTTTGGGCCGTGTACGAGAGAGCATAGGACGTTCGCGAGCGAGCATGAGGCGAGAGAGTATATCAAGGAGAACATCAAGGGTATAGCGGTTGAAATAGTATGAGAACACTGGTTTACAAGAGCGACGAGGGGTGCAGGAAAGGCTGTCACCCTGTCAATATCCTGCGAGTATATCGGGGAAAGATAGAAGAGGACCATTACTTTTCGGTAGATGAGCCGGGAGCGTGGTGGCCCGATGAATGGAACCTGCATGTGGACGGGTGTGACTATCCGTGCAAGAGCAGGGACGAGGCGATAAAGATTGGGGCAGGGCACTACGGGGTAGAAGAATATGAAATAATTTACGAGGTATGAAACACACTATTGCGACAACAAGTATTGACGGGTACTCCTATGATGATTATTTGGAGTATTGCGAAGGTAACCGGATGACTCCTGCGGAGGATGGTTCGTCCGTGTTCTATGAATGGTGTCATGAAGAAGCGGAAGTCTCGTTCAGCGAAGACATGGCGAACATTGAGGAATTCTATGATGAGCCGGTAATTGTCCGAGGGACGCTTGGTCTATGGGACGGAAGGCACGAGATTGTTCCCACGAGGAAAGAGTCTGTTTATGACGCAATCAAGGATTGCTATAGCGGATGCGAAGACTTGGATGTGGAGTGGGACAACGGGGTGATTGTTGTAAGTGCGTACCACCATGACGGGTGCAACGTGTTCGAGATTACGGCGGAGGACGGAGGACCACTTAAGTATCTGTACTCATGAGGATATTAGCGAGTTACGACGATGCGTTCAAGAAGGCGCTGGAGATTAAGCGCAAAAACAAGAATGCGTTTATAGAAAAGCCGAGGAAAACCTCGTTCGGGTTTCCGAATGGGACATCACTTGAACTCAATGTGATTGAGGTATATTACGAATCTTATGACCCGGTCGATGGCTGGGTCGATAACATGGCACAAATTTTTTATAAATAATTATGGTAACAATTCAGAAAAACGATTACACCCAGCCCACGGAAATTCGTGAGCATGTAGTGCAGGCCATTTGCGATGCGTTTCTCAAGGGAACGGCCTTTTCCACATTTCACCCCAAGACTACCAGTCTGTATCGCAAGCGCACCACCCTCGTTCTTATGAGGGATGGAAAGGGGATCGGATTCAATGATGATCCGGCCGGAGAAAAGGAGTACGAGAGAGTGCGCGGATGCGAGATGAAGGCCGCATTTGCCGCGCTCAGGGAGGCCGGATACCACATCTTCTATATCGGGAACCGTTTTGACGGATACCCGGGATATCGTGTGTACAAAGTCCCGTTTATTGATGGCGGAACGGAGGTTACGGAGTTTAATGATTTTATCGACTAGTTAACTTTTTAACATAAGGGCGTATGACAATAAGTTTATTCAACGCGGAGAGGCTCCGCTACGGGAGAGACTATGCAATCGTGGTCGATGGGAAGAAGTATAAGGGCATCCTTTACGAGGATATCCGCATAACCGAGATTTACCGGAAGGGGTTGCGCGCATACGGCCTGCGACACCCCGATGATGATTGGTGTGTTCCGGCGAGCATATCTACTGGGTATCCGATGGTTAACTTCTTCGGAACATTTATTACAAACAAGCCGGTTCCAATCACGGAGGAAACGGACATAGAATCATGGGAGGAATAGTTATGGCAAAGTATGAGGTGACGCTTTACTACCACACATGCGTGACGGTAGAGGTAGACGCAAAGGACGAAATAGACGCCGTTGAGGCGGCGTATGTTGAGGCCGGCAAAAGTGAGTATGACGGGCAGTTCCTGAACAATGTTCAGGAGGACGGGGCCCCGGATGTTGAACTTATTGAGGAGGAATAACTATGGCGAAGTACACTTTTAGATTTCACACTCACGGCTGGACAGACATAACCGTTGAGGCCGACAATGAGGAGGAAGCATTTGAACTTGCAGATGACAAGTACAACGAAGGGATCTACGATGATAAGGACACGGGGTTTGAAAATATCGATGTCGAAAATATAACAGATTAATTGATTATGGCGACACAATTTAAGCACTCCTATAAGGAGTTCGGCGCGGACGCAGTCCGCAGGCGTGTACAGCAGATGCTCGCGTTCAGGGATGATGTTGATGTGGAAAATGCCCATGTTAAGTTTAGTTACGACAACCGGAAGACTGGTGCGCTTGTTCCAAGTGTGAGCCTAATTCCGGTTGCAGACTGCGGTAACTGCGCGGTGTGTTCCAGGGGTTGCTACGATGTGCGGAACGTATGTTTTCAGAAGACCGTTCAGAAGGCGAGGGCCAACAACAGCGCGATTCTGAAGGCCGATCCGGAGAAGTATTGGTCGGAGATCAGGCAGCGCGTCAAGTCGCTGCGGTATTTCCGGTTTCATGTGGGAGGGGACATTAAGGACCACCTCTATTTCCGTAATATGGTTCGGACTGCCGAGCTTGTGCCGACGTGCGAGTTCCTCGTGTTCACGAAGATGTACCTGGTAGTCAATGATTGGATTGACAATGTCGGACCTCTGCCGAAGAACCTCCATGTAATCTTTTCCGATTGGAGAGGCGCAGAGTTTGAGAATCCGCACAACTTGCCCGTGAGCAGTCCGATCTGGGCGGGCGGGACGAAAGGGCCGCACTGCACGGACAAGCAGATTCTCTGCGGCGGCGACTGCAGCGCTTGCGCGGAGGTAGGCGGAGGATGCTGGGGAGCGAAGAATGGTGAAACAATCTTATTTGAAGCACACTGATATGAAGGTCAAATGGTACGCGACTAGGGAGGAGGCAAACAAGTATGCCTCTTGGTATCTCGTACTTGAGGTACACTATCTAACATCAAAAGAGATGTACTGCGTATGCACGGCGAAACAGTGGACTGACATTATAACCGGAAAAGTAATCTGATAACTCGCGGCACGAATTTTGATAGTATTCAAATTATGAACAAGAGAAGAAGAAAAGAGATCAGCGAGGTCGCCGATAGGCTGGCCGAGTTGCAGGATGATGTCCAGTGCATTCTGGACGAAGAGCAGGAGGCGTACGAGAACACGCCGGAGAGCCTGCAGGACACAGAGAGGTATCAAGAGTCAGAGGAGGCCATATCCTCTCTTGAGGATGCCGTCTCCGCCATCGGAGATGCCATTGATTATTTGTCTGAGTGGGTATGACGGGAGCATTGTTGAAGTATGAGGGGTACATCCTGTACGGGCGTACCTCTGGATACTCTTCCATCATTGATGGAGAGAGCATCCGTTTTGACACAGTCGCCCAGTGGGTGGAATACATTAACTTAATTATTAGTAAAGATGATAAACAAAGCAAAAGGGATCATCGCTCTTAATGAGAGCACCGGCGAGAAGAGGGTGTTCAAGAGCATCAATGAAGCGGCCCGCAGTCTCGGTGCCGCGTTTCAGTCAATTCAGGTCGCGTCCATCCGTAACGGGATCGTTCGCGGCTGGCGGATTTATGATTCTCCGGAGGTCATCCGCGAGAAGATTGCATCGCTGCAGTCTATGCTTGATTATGTAGAACAAAACTTTTAAGATTATGACAATTTATAATTACCTTCAGAAGCTGCAGAAGCTGCAGCGCGACACCCTCAAGACGGATGTCAACTTGTCTATTTCTACCCGTTTTGTCGATGGCGAACCTTGGCTTTGCGTGTCTGTAACGAAAGAGGGGTGGACAGAGAAGACGGGAAGCGAAGACTACCTCTCCGAGCAGTTATATTCCGGGGGAGAGTGGCAACCCGGCCACAATGAGGTAGCATTCAATAGAATCGTAGAGTTTTTCAATAACCTTCTAAAAAAGTAACGCAATGAAAACAAGAGAAGATTTGATTCAGCTCGGCATTGAGGGATTCAAGGCCGACGAAATTATGCTCCTTCAGGAGAAGATGTTGGAGCAGGCAGTGAAATTCCAGTTCCGCAAGAAGGACGGCACGGTCAGGGATGCCGTCGGGACGCTCAAGCGGTCGCTAATGAAGCAGGAGGACGGCACGCTCTGGGAGCCGAAGGGTGAGGCGAGGCCGGATGTGCCGGCACTTATGAAGTTCTGGGACTGCGTGGCCAAGTCCTGGAAGTGCTTCACGGTCGCGAACCTTGTAGCGGTGGAGGTGTAGGAGATGTATCAAAGCTGTAAGATGTGCAAGTTGTCTTCCTATCGTGGACACTTCTGCGAATATTGGAATAGACGGACATCGCCAAATAAAGGATGGTGCAAAGAGATAGTCCTGAAAACTCAATTTAAGAAAGAGAAATAGTTATGGCACTCAATGTATGTTATGTAAACCGCATCGGTTACTACACGAAGACCGAGAAATGGCCGGATGAGCCGGAAAGGAAATTTAAGAACTGGATGTGTCACGCCAATGTAGACCTTTGGGCGGACATGTACTTCTACAAGGCTAAGGAAGACTACGATGATTTCGGCACGAAGGTAAAGAAGGGTGATAAGAGGGTGCAGCTTATCGGTTTCTGGTGCGACACTGGTCATCTCAAGCGTGCGATGAAGGATGACGGCTATCGCGGCGCCGATGACTTCCATTTCTTCGCAGACCAGATGGATGCGGATATCTGGAAGGCGGTCAAGGTTCTTGTTGATGCCGGCAAGAAGGTTACGATAGTTAAATCTCAAAAGAAACAGAAATGAAAATCTATGTAGGCCGCTGGGATATGCTCCCGGCAGAATGGGAGAGTCCGAGTTTTATGGCAACATCTATCGTATATGGAAAGAAATGAACACAAATAGGCTATGACAATTTATGTTGGCAGATGGGACCTTCTATCTCAAGAATGGGCGGCAGACGGAGTCCCGATAGATGAGAGGGATAGATTCGAGATTGACGGAGAGATTAAGAGGCAGATATCAATGGAGGGAGATAATTTCCCCGTGATCGGTAAATATTATCCCTTTGAGTTTGAGATCCTGTTCAACCAGGACCTCGGCGGCCGCATTAACGCACAAGATTATTGGATTAGAATTATATAGAAATGGAACTCAAGAAACAAATCAGAAACTTTATCGCAGAAAATCCAAACTGCAACTTCAATGACATTGCAACAAGGGCCGGCCTTCCCGGTGACACGACATGTGGCGAGATTTGGGATGCTCTCAATCTTCTTGCCGATGACAATATCCTGATAGAGGGAGAAGAAAACAAAGAAACCTTCCGCATCAAGCCGGGCGCATCGTGCTTTGTAGAGGCGGTTCAGGACATCACGATCAATGTGTATCAAGAGTTGTATGACAAGATGGAGGAGCCGGACAGCAGAGCTCTTCTGCAGGACATCCGCATCTGGACACAGGAGTTCGAGGACTGGTGGTGGTCGCTGAAGGAGTCCGAGCGCGACCGGATCGGATATTACGAGGCCATCGATTCGTTTAGCGATGCGCTGTTGACGCCCAACAAAGGAATTACTCGGGATTCAAACATTCAGGAGTTTACAGCCAGGGCGATGAGTCATAAGTTCTATGACAAGTGCTGGAGACATCTAACCGTAGGCCTAAATATGGCTCGCGAGTCGGCCTTCGCAAAAATTCGCGAGTGGGCAGATGAGTTCTGGTCTGAATATAAGGACCGCGATGTACTCGATGACATTAAGGACGGCGATTCTTACTATGACAAGGTTGACGCGTTTTTGACGGAGAAAATTTCCCGGTAGGCACGGTTTTTGAATATGTGATGTAAATTTTGTTGTTATGAGTTTATTGATATTTATACTCTGCGGGCTCGCATTCATCCCGGAATTGCTAAACGAAAAAAGGTAGACATGAATTTGAAGTATTGCATATATCTTCGCGTGTCCACGAAGAGGCAGGGTAATTCCGGCCTCGGTCTTGACGCACAGAGGAAGATGTGCCTCGACCTCATATCAAGGGAGGGCGGCGTATGCGACCACGAGTTCCAGGATGTCGAGTCCGGTAAGTCGCGGACACGGCATGGACTGTGGGCCGCGATAGACTATTGCAAGGCTCACAACTGCACGCTCGTCATCGCGAAGCTCGACCGTCTCGCCCGTGATGTGGAGTTCACATTCCGCGTCCTCGGCACCGGCATCCAGATCCGGTTCGTCGATATGCCGATCGTGAACACGATGGTGCTCGGCGTCTTCGCGTCTGTCGCTCAATATGAGCGCGAGCTGATCTCCTCCCGTACGAAAGGAGCGCTGGACGCGATCAAGGATGACATAAAGAAAAACGGAGGGCATGTAAGCCGCACCGGCCGGTATGTCAAGAAACTCGGACGCGAAAAGGGAGCAGACACCACGGCCGGCTGTATTGCGTCCGGGCTTGTCAGTGCAAAGCAGGCAGATGACTGGAGGGCGAAGTCGGCGCTGTACCTCTGGGTCACGAATCAGCTGCTTCGCGGGAGGAAGCGCCGCGAAATACTGGCCGAGGCGATAGAGATGTACGAGAAGAATCCTGCCGCGTTCGGAACCAGGAACGGAAAGCCGCTCTGCGAGGGTACGCTCTCTCGCTGGGCGAAAGAGATAAGAATTGATTAACACTGTTGATATGAAAGAGTATGAAATTAAGGTTGAGTTTCGCGGAGCATACCTCCGTGAGTCTCGGAAATGCCCGATTGACTGGCTCGGGTCCGGCGTCTTTGACATTGAAGAGCAGGAGGATCTCCCTGCGGTCTTTAATGTGATCGCTGAGTCTGAAGATTCCGCAAAGAAGATCGTAGAATCGTATGAATTCAAGGAGTATTACGGCCAGGTCCGCTGGATAGACATCAAGAGCGTGGAAGTCCTGGCCGACGCACCGTATGAAGACAGCGAGGACATTCTCAGTGTCTTAATTGGGGAGGATGTGGAATGAATAGCAGGATGACATACGAAGAGTTCCTGAAGGAATACGAGTCCTACATCTGGGAACACAGCCTTGAGCGCAAGGACTGCGCCGGCATCTACAGCCTTGCGCGCCATTTTTATGAACTCGGACTTCGGGACGCGAATTGAGTTATGCCCCGGCAAAAGAACCGCACGGAAAAATCGGGTTTTTTAAGATGCCAGCCGGGGCTTTTTTTGATAAAAACTTATAAGAAATGACCATAAACCAACTTATCCAGCAGGTTACAAAAATTACCTACAATATTACTTGCGGGGATATCCCTATCACCTACAATGGCAAAGAGGTAGATCTGTCTTTCTCTCTTGTCAACCATATCGACCCGGAAATTGAAATGCATATAAAGTGATGGCATTATGGATTACGAAAAAGCAATAGCAAGAGTCAAACAGCGTATTAGCGGAATGTCTTGGTGTATTGATGATGAGGATAAAGAAGCATTGGAAACCATCATTCCCGAACTCCGCGAGAGCGAGGACGAGAGACTAAGGAAAGCTGCACTAGAAGGAATAGAATATCTTGAACATAATTTGGCCTGGGATGCTATTGGTGATACAGATATTCTCGAGGTAAAAGAATACCTTGAAAATCAGAAAGATGCAAATAAAGAATATTGGAGAGGCTATCGGGAAGGTAAGCAGGAAATACTTGACAAATACGCTGAAATCAAAAAGCAGAAAGAGCAGAATCCCACAGAATGTGATAAAGAAACTGAAACCCAAAAAGCCTTCAGAGAAGGTCAGAATGCTGGAAGACAGGAGGTATTTGACAACCCAGGGGCATATGGGCTGGAGAAGATAGACAATGTGTTCGGTTTCAGGATAGGTGATAAGGTAAAATTGGTTGACGGTGACGGAAGACCACTTATCATCGAGCATTTTGAAAAGATTGAAGGTCCGAACGGTTCTCACTTTTATCGCGTAGTATTTAAAGACAATACGGGATCTGACCACATAATTCCAGGAGGTGGGTTTCCAAATGGTTATTTTACTCGCATAGAGAAGATTGATGAACAGAAAGAGCAGAAAGACTATCGCAAACTTTATGAAGACATCGTCAAATCCGAATGGTTCAAAAAGAATTATGTCGGTAAATCTCTTTGAGAAAATCAATATGATTTTGCTATGAGTCGGTGGGGATCAACAGAAGATAAGTCTCATATTGATTGGAGTTATCTTGAGGAATGTCCGTGCTCGAAAAAAGATGAATATGAAGTTGCCGAAAATGGTAATGCACCCGGATTTTCAGCCAATGATGTGTAATATAGCAAATGAACAGAATATGTTTGATTGGCTTTTATCACATCATTTCGATTATCGTAGATTGATTGAAAAAGGGTTGGCATTGGAAGCACCGGAAGGAATGTACAAGGAGAAATAACTATGGCAAAACTAGATTTCATATGCAAAGATTGTTACTGGAGGGTTGACAATCAGAGCAGGTTGAAGTGCAGAAGAGAAGTGAAAAAAGTTCTTGTCTGTAATGTTAAGTCTATGTTTAGAATGATTTCTGCAAGAAGCGCAGGCTCATTATCAAAAGATGGAACACGATGTAAATTTCATAGCAAACGAGTTTAATATGGATAAAGAGATAGCAAAAGAGTTTATTTTCATTGACAACATCGAAGATAAAATATACATATCAAAAAATCTTGACCGCCTGATCGAATTAAACGATGGAAGTTTGATCGGAATATATGCAGTTGTGGATACAGAGAGCGGGGAGAAGCTGTTTGAAATGGACTTCGCTTATTCCGGAGAACCTATAATAATGCGGGTGTTTCTTCATAAGAAGTATTTTATGGATTATTATCATTATATCGAACCTATAATTTTAGAATAATCATTAAGCTGTAATCAGATATTATGTTGAAAATTAAAAAATGCATTTAATATGAGCATAATAAAGAAAATAAAAGAATTCTTTACACGAAAGCCAGACAGCCTCAGAGAAAGATGCATAACTGCTTACGGTGAAGATTTTGGAGAGATATATGATAATTTGTGCAGCGGAATACCAGTTGGTGGGTTTGTTGAAACGGCGATAGTTCTTGATATGATTGAAGCTGTCAAGAAAGGTGAACCGATAAAACTTAAAGAAAATGAAAAAGATTGCTGACGAAGATAAGGATCTTCTTTATATCGATTTATGCGCAAGGTTGCCGCATCATGGACTTATTGTCAGATGGGGCGACGATGACTTTAACATAATAGGAGTAGGTTTTGGAAGAATCACTCTTCTGAAGCCGTTTATGTCAAACATATCCGGTTCCCCGCTTGTTGAGGAAGTGAGACCATATCTTCGACCGATGTCAAGCATGACTGAGGAAGAGAGAAGAATATATGATTGTTTAGCTTGTGATTTTGATGGAATTAGTATGTCAAATAGTATTGATTGGCTCAATAAAAATATGTTTGATTATCGTGGGTTAATTGAAAAGGAACTGGCTCTGGAGGCCCCTGAACACATGTATAAAAATGAATAGATATGAGCAAAGCAGAACAACGAGCATTTGAGGCCTATCCGTATAAGGGTGGAATAAAAGGAGATATTTGTGACTCTCTCCGTCCTCATTTTATCAATGGTTATGAGAAAGCCACAAAAGACATCATCTCCCTCATCGAATCCCGTATTGCAGAGATTCTCGGAGATGCACAGCCAGCACCAATATTGCGGGCAGAACTACTGGAACTGATTGATAAAATAAAGGAAGAAAACAAATGAAAAGAAATTTTGGGGCGACAATTATTGCCGTGGTTATCGCAATCATCGTAATTGCGGTTGATTGGTTTTTTTGGAACAGGCCAGAGCTCACAAATTCCGAAGGGTTTCTCCTTGCGATAGCAGCCGCTGCTCTGGTAGTGGCTTCACGAAATGCCATTTTAATGGAGGAGGAAAGCAAATGACTTGTAAAGATTTAATGGTTGAACAATGGTTCAAGCGGGAAGACTATAAAATGGATGACGTATCACAGTTTATCTGCAATAATCTGCTATCAATTTATAAGAATCCAATCGTGTGCAGCGCTATCCTTTCTGAAGCCATTAGTACATTTGAGAAAATGGATATTGATGGCGAAATATGGAAGGAAATGCCAGATTATGAGGTCCTTTATCAAATATCAAACAGGGGTCGAATCAAAAGTGTTTCTCGCATTAAGAATGCAGGAAGCAAGTTTAAATATATGTCTAAGGAGAAGTTGTTAAAGCAACAGATCACGAAGGATGGATATTTATCCGTTTTTCTATGCAAAAATGGTGAAAGAAAATGTCTATCTGTGCATCGCCTTGTTGCTATTGCTTTCATTCCGAATGATGGCAAATTAAGCGATGTGAATCACAAGGACGAAAACAAACTCAATAATTCTGTGGATAACCTTGAGTGGTGTTCTAAAGAATACAATACAAAGTATGGCACAAGAACTCAGCGAACATCAAAACGAATAAAGCAGGTTTCTCTTGATGGAGAATATCTGAAAACCTACAACAGTGTTAAAGAAGCAAGTCGTATGACTGGTATAGGATCGTCAAACATTCATAATTGTGCGATTGGTAAGGTTTTGATAAAAAGGGGAAAAGAATATACTTGTAGAAGTGCTGGAGGTTATTTGTGGGAATATGAATAATCAGCACGCCTTAAGGCTTCTCAAAATTGAAAAGGAGATCGTATTATGACCCTCAAAGAACGCCTTGCATCCATACCACAAGAAGAGTATGAGCGGACAAAGAAACAAATGACTTGTTCCTATTATTTCAACGGAGGTGACTGCTCCAAAGGATTGCCGGGAACACCCTGCATTCTGGAAGGATGTGTCGCTTGGAGGTTGGCTGATTGGGCAAAAGAAAAGGAGCAGGCCTGAACCCACTCCATATAACTAATAAATGCTTCCAGGCATCGGGGATAACCCCCTGATTATTAGATAACACAAAGATATAAAAAATTATTGTTATGGCAAAGAAATACATCATAGAACTCACGGAAAAGCAAGCACGACTCTTGTCTTTTGCTTGTGATCAATTCCCCCGCTTGATTCAAGGACAGGATTGGACTTTCCAGCAACTATTTGAAGAAGCGTGGGAGAGGCGATGCAAGGAAGCGACCGGAAACTTTATGGACGAAAACTTCGATGGCGGCTGGCACAAGATGAGAGAAGACGCAGAAACCTTCTGCAAGGAAATCAAACGGAGGTTTTGGAATCTCGCACCGAACGCCAATTACGGTGTGCATTATGACAATACGGCAGATATCCTCTTCGACATCCACCAGGCGATCCGCCATCAGTTGTGGCTGGACAGGCCAGCTTCAGAGAGGCTCAACTATACAGTTGATGCATCACCGGCTCATCAGTTCGGGAGCGAGCCGATAGCGAAAGTAACATCAAGGGAGGAATAATTATGCTTGATATTAAACGCTTTTATCTTACTCTCCGAAAGCACGGAAAAAAGAGCCAAGAGCGGCTGAACCTTCAGCAGAAATTTAAGGCGGAGAAGAATCCACTATATAATGAGTACCTGCACGGCTACGCAAGGGGGCTGGCGGAGGCTTATGTGAACGTGGCACAATGGGTTAAACAATTTCAAAAGGAGGACAAAAATGAGTTACGTTAAAATTCCATCAAGAATCAGAGTTGGCGGGCAGGAAGATTGCGTGCACCTCAAACTCGGTCTGTGCCGGGTAGATCATAAGCCGTGCGTTCCGAACTGCGGAATATACAAAACAAAAGAAGACAGGATCAAATATTTGAGAGAGAATGGACTCCTTAGAGATGAAACAAATTGAGGTCGAGACAAGCGTCTTGTACATCATGTCAATTGCAATGGACCTTATAATGCGTGACTGCGAGAGGCGCATGCAGAGGAATCGTGTTGTGTGGAAGAAGGACAAGAAGAAGAAGTTCGAGGACTATCTGAGATATGTCCGCGCCACTTGCTCTGTAAACGACAGCCTTACGCAGGACATTTACGACGCAGACAAAAAGAACCAGTACAAGAATGTCGATATGTGGTTTCGCGACGGTAATGATATGGCCAGGTTGTTGCTTCTTTTTGCGGACCATTCTACCGATCAGGTTTCGGTAGATACGATATTTAAGACGCTCCGGAGCCTTAAGGGCGAGGGGATCGTAACAGAAGAGATGTTAAACAAATTTTATTTACAATGAACATTGGAAGAGCAATGAAAGAGATGCGGGAACTTGGACAGATCTCGCGCTCGCAGATGGCGAAGGATCTCTGTATAACGGAATCCGCGTTGTGGAAAATCGAAAACGGAAAGACACTGCCAAAGAAGTCTACGATTGACCGATTCTGTGCGAAGATGATTATTCCTCTTGCCTATCTTTATCACAAGTCCTTTGAGGCGGAGGATTTTCTTGAGGTTTAAAATCAATAAAAAGTCACCCCGGAACCGCAAAACCGGGGTGACAACATAACCGGCGCCGAAACTTGCCTCAGCCGCGCCGGCTGTTACAATGCGGGCACGAAAGCTCGCAGACTATGTCGCTGATCTCTCTGGATATATCTCCACCGAGATAGGCGAATTCTTCTCCGAGCGGGTCGATGCCTTCTTCGATCGCGATATGCTGGCAGATGTGAATAATCTCGTGTACAACACTGTCAAGTACCTCCGGACCGCTTTCGGCAATTCCGGTAGCAAAGATTGTACGCCTAAGCGAGGGCTCACTGAAAGTAAAGCCCTCGTTAAGGCGACCGGCATAAACATTCTCTGATACTTGTGAAATGATAGAATCCGGAGCGTCGGCCCAGATAAGAGCATCGTAGATGCGCTCCATATCGTTAGGATCGAAGGAGAACAGGAACAAAACATCCCAATGCCGGATATGTACTTTGCGCGAAATCATTCCTATATCATATCTTCCCAGATGATCGGCCACCCCTTCCCATTGCAGTCCGCGAGGAATCTGCTGAGCGCCACACCCTCGTATCCGTCTTTGTCGTCAAGAACATCTTTCACATATTTCGCGAGGTGCGCCTCGTCCGGGATCGAGCTTCCCACATAATCGCTAAGCCCCATATGCATGACGAAGACTTTGTCGTATCCATAATCGTTCTTAATTTCCACGCCGTGTGTCTTAAGGATGGATTCGACTTCGTCCTTTGTCTTCATTTTGACCCTCTGGTCATCCCTGTCGCGCATTTTCGATACGGCCCATTCGCACAAGGCCTTGCTGAAATGCCACCCATAGTTGCTGAGGTAGGCATCCATTCCTGCTGGCAGGATGTCGTAATAGTCCAGTCGTGTCATTTCAATTCGATTTATGGGGCGAGCCTAGACCCGCCCCGAGTTCTACATATACCTTCCACGGGAGTCCCGACGACGGCGCATTCCGTACATCTCGTCATCGTCCCACTCGTCGCGTTCGCCATAGGCGCCACGACGTCCGTAGCTACGCATCGCATATCTGCGCTCCGAATACTTGTCCTCCATTTCGTCGGCAAGTTCGCGCATACACTCCAGCCCTTCCTCGACCATCATCGCGGCCTCTTCGAACTTCTTCGCGTCGGATTTGCGACCGTAACTACCTCTTAAATTGTAAACTGCATATCCCATTTGTTATTCCTCCTTTTTCTTGCCCAGCGACTTAGAGAGCATTCCCGTAAGGGCCGCGATCTGCTCGCTCATTCCAGAAAGTTGCTCCTTTAGATTGGCTATCTCTTTCGCCTGTTCCTCTTCCTTTCGCAGTTGTGGGTTCAGGTCGAAGAGAAGTTTGTCGCAAGAAGCGATAACATTCTTGTGCATATCTACTTGCTGGAGCGCCGTAACGCTCGCGCTTTTAATTGCATTAACCTCGTTGATGATTCCGTCCCTTGTCTCGCTGATGATGACCCCCTTGTCGGGGAACTCTGCTATCGAGGTGTTGAGAGGAATCCTCTCATAAGGTTCCAACTTGCCGTCTACTTCAATGACGATATTGACGGCGAGGTTGTTTCCCGGCACCAGCGGTTGCTGCTGGTATCCGAGGTTAGGATATTGGTTGCTCACTTGAGAAACCTTTGCGACCGCAAATCGCGGTTCGTTCTTATAAAGAACATAGACGGGCGTTCCGGGCCTAAGTGCACTAAGCATAGTTGTTGAAAATTAAGTTGTTAAATTGTTGTGTTGAGAAGCTGGAGCGTGTCAGCAAGCCTGTCGTAGTACAGAAGGTAGACACCTGGTCCAGGAATGTCGGCCACCGTCCAGTTTGCTCCGCCGGCGAGGGTCACGTTGCTCGTGGCGCCGCCCATGGAGAAACGAATCGGAAGCGTAGTAGTAGTCCCTGCGGGGATTTCCTCGGAAAGATACACGAGGATCAGCCCACGGAACGGTCTGCGGTCCCAGTCCGGATTGAACTTGAAGTCAACCGATGTATCCGTAACGATGACGGAGCGGGACTGAATTGTTGGCAAACCGTTGATGTTTACATATTGAAATGGAAATCTTGCCATTGTCAAATCTTTTTAGTAAATTTGCAAAAGGGAATAGGTAGGAGTAATTAACCTACTGACAAGAGTTTTCAAGGTCTCTTTCCCTTTCTTTTCAAATCCTTGAATCACATAAACCTTGAAAGATTATGACAAATCAAGAATTCATTGAGTCTATTAGACTCGAAGGGGAAGAGTGGAAAGCAATTCCTAATATAAACAACGCATACTATGCGTCTACGATGGGGCGAATTGCATCTATGCCAAGAACTACAGTTCGAAGCGGGAAAAGTTTAACGGTCAAAGGACGGGTTATGAAGCCGATAACAGACAAACTGGGATATAAGTATATCTTTTTAAGAAAAGAGAACACCTATCTTCGAAAATTTGTCCATTGGCTAGTTGCTTCTACATTTATTCCCAATCCAGAAGGGAAACCAGAAATAGACCACATCGACACCAATCCTGCAAACAACAGTGTTTCGAACCTCCGATGGTGTACGGCATCTGAAAACAGAAGAAATCCGATTACACTAAAACGCCTCATGACAAACACCCCGTTGCACAAACAGGTACCCATAATTAGGATTAGTGGAAACGACAAAAGGATTTACGAATCCTATTGCGACGCTGCTAGAGACGGATTCGATATAAACGGAATTCGACGCTGTATACATCATGGGCAGTCGAAATATAAAGGCTTCGAGTGGAAACTTTTCTCCGACCGTGAAAACCTTGTCAGTATGTCAAAGAACTCTTCTACTCCCGGGAACGATTAACCCCAGTAGCTGCCATTACCCCAGCCGGGGCCGTATCCGAATCCGTTGAACCCGCCGTAGAAACCACCGAAGTTCGGGGTGTTGTTAACGGCTTGGATGTTCGGATAGGTTACTGGCACAGTGTTCGGGAGTTTGCACTTGATGTCGTTGACCTCTGCCGCGATAGGAGCGAGCATGGCGCCGAACTGCGCAGTCTGACGGGCGTTATCGGCCTCGTTGCGGAGCTGGGTAATGATGTCGCCCTGGCGGGTGATGGTCTGCTGCATGTCGCGTTTCTCGGCGGCGCAGAACTGGTCAATCATCGTGGACTTGAGGTCTGCGATGGCACCGGCAAGAGTCTCGGTCTGACGGAGGGTTGCGAGCTGGTTCTCATAACCCTGGGATGTAACGAGATGCTTCATCTCGCAACAGCACGAACATAAGTTTGCAGCGAGGCTAGCGTCACCGGCCTGGATGGCGTTGATGATCTGGGCCGCAGAAAGACCGGTCTGTCCAGTAAGGGCAGTGAGACCGTTCTGGAGTGTCGAGAGGTTCGTCTTCACGGTATTCACATCGCTATTAAGCGTTGTGGCAAGGAGACGGACATCCGCGTCGGTCCCGTCGATAGCGCGAAGGATTGTGTCCGTGTTGCCGATAGCCGTGGCCTGTGCGCCAAGGGAAGCCGCTGCAGCACCACCGCCGTTCCCCCAGGAGCCCATGCCCCAGTTTCCATAACCAATGCCGTTCCAGATAAGGCCGCCGAGGAGGCCGCCGAGGATGCCGGCACCGAAGCCGGAGCCATTACCGCCGAAGAGACCGCCACCATACGGGTATCCGTTGTTGTACCCAAGTCCGTTCAGAGCAAGAACGGCAGGAATGTTGCCCCAACCGTTCTGGTTTTCGGGCATAATAATTGTTTTATCTTCTGCCATAGTGTTTTAGCATTAAAAAATTAAACTTCACAATAGACTTGCATGGCCATGCTTGTCTACTGCAAAGTTGACAAAAAAGCCCACCGCAATGAAGCGATGGGCAAAATAATGCTAAACGGCTGGCCGTCAGCGTTTCTTACGCCAAGATGACGGTATGAGTTTCGCGAATGCCTTGAAATTATAGAGCGTTATGTTACGCTTGGGCTTTTCAAACATCTTGTTCTTGATGATACTATGCACCGCGTCCCTGGATTTCCCGTAGTGATCCGCAATCTCGTCTGCGGTTGCGAACAAATCAAGATTTTCCGCTATTACATTATACACGGCATCCGATTGAGACTTCGCACAAGTGCCGTTCTTTAACTTCGACTTGAAAAGATCAAGCACCTCGATGATGAATTCTTCCTGTTCCATTATTTCATAAAAACTTTATAAGCACAAAAAACCAACACTGCAGTCAACAGAGTTGAGGCAATAATCGTAATCGTCGCCGCAGAACACGGGAACCATACGACATACTTGTCTACCAGAGAAATCCCCTGCGGAATGACCGGAACAATGCACGCCGCCTTGTGCCACTTGCATAATCGCAGTATGCTCGAGAAAACCAGGAAAGAAACGACAACGGTCGGAGATACATAAAACATCGTATCTAGTGCAACCAGCCACCCTTCCGGCACGAAAAGGTATAATACCATACATATAATATATATTACACCATATATAAACGGCATAAGTTGCACCGCAATAGTGATATACCTTAACTTTCTAACGAGGTCTTCTAGAAACAAATGTCGTTGGTCTTGTTCCACGGCTAATGTGCAAGTTTAACTGGGCCCGCGTCTGGAAAATCCTCTCCCCCGTCGGGTTCGGCTTCCGCGTAACGGTAACAGGCACTCTTGCAAGAAGCGTGCCTGCTCCGGGCTTATTCCGGTTAACTTTTACTCTGACTTTTACACCGGACATTATTCGTTAACTTCTTCCTGCGGGTGTTCTCTTTCCCACTCGGCCTTCTGCTCGTCGCTCCACTCGGTGAAGAGGTTGTCAAGGTCTCCGTAGCCGGAAACACTTGTCCAAAAATGCCGCTGTTCGTCTTCTGCGAGGGTGGCCTGTGTCAGCCAGTTGCCTGCTTGTGCTATCCTTTCTTTCATAGTCTTATTGTCCGAGTTGTACATTGGGATGATTTGCAAGTGCTGCCTTCACATCGGCATCTGCAATCGCCCTTGCGTATGCCGTGGCGTGGAGGGTGATGATGATGTCCGCAGTCCCTGCGTTGGCTACCATATAAGCAACTGCTTCGGCGGAGAATGCCGGGCAAGAGGACAAATTCATCGAATATGCAAGTTTTGTAAATTGGATGTATTCGATATTTACAAGATTAAACAATCCGGTAGGCTGCGAAGTCCATAAGTCTATTTCAAAGGTTATGTTCTCAATTCTCCGCAGTCGCTTGGCGTTAGAGCAAAAATATTGATTTGTCGTATTCGCACGAATATTTATAGACGCCTCGGCCTTCAATACTTCCAACGGAGAGAATCGCATAAAGAAATACACTGATCCCGAATTGGCAGGAATACCCGATATTTGCAGCGGGTACATTGTTCTTGGCGCAACCTTTTTATAGATAACGCCGGCAGCAGAATCAGAAGTGATGAGTCCACTTTGGCTCATCAAAAAATAAGCGAAACTATTTGCAGTCCATGTTGTAAGGATTCCCGCAGCATCAACAGCAAGAGCATCTTCGTAGGACAGATCATCGATCCCATTCATGGCAAAATATCCTCCCTCGGTAAATGTTCCGCCCATCGCTTTCCACTTGTCGATAAATGCCTGTGGTATCAGCCCGTTTACTGCATTCGTGATTGTGTGACTAATGACCACATTACCATCCACGTTGTACTTTATGTCGTGCGAGATGACGCCAATCTTGCCGAGCGCATCCGCCACAGCCTTGGTGTTGGGGTACTTGGATGTGTTCGTCTCGTTGCCGGAGAGGGTGGAGACTTTGTTGGAGGTTACCTCTGCGTTGTATTGCGTTTTGTAGTATGCACTATCCGATGCGCGAACACGCAAAAAGTACAACAAGGTTTGATTAACGCCATAGAAATAGGCGTAGTTGTTGTCAATTCGTGACAATACATAGGCCGTATTGTCGTAGGAGCAGACAACCACCTTTCCGGCATTATACGCAGCGACTATGTCTGCGTATGTCGTACTGTTGTAAGTTGCCCAGAACACATCCGAAGAGCCGCCGCCCCCATTCGTCCACTCAACATCATAGTCCGTACCGCTCGCCTTGGTCAAGACCTGACCGGCAGTACCGCCGGAAGGGAGTTCTTTCTTCGTCTGGAACATCGGTATCTCCTCATTGTCTCCACTTGCAGATGCCGAGTCCGTGATGGTCGGCATAGTGCCAGAGAGAAGGATGGGAGTGGCGACAATGGAGTCTTCGTGATAGAGGGCGATGGGGGAATAGGTGTCTTTGTCAATTCGCAGCATTCCGTCGAATGACTGGCCTCCATCCATCTTGACGATCGTTACTCTCTGGTTGTCTCCACGGACGAGGTACTCCGATGTTATATCATCCAGCGCCACGATGAGCATCAGAGAGAACGGCTCTCCCCCTCCGTCAATCTTTAGATAGTGGTTCAACGCACTTATCGTCTCACCGAACTTCACGCAGTCGGAGGTGTCGGCACTTATCTGGATGTCATCGCTACCCAAGAGAGAAGTGCCGTTGATGGTCTTGATGTTAGTGCCGGAGACGAGTTTGTCTTGGAGAACGACAGGAGAATTTTGATAACCAGACACGGAAGAGTTGGATGTGGAAGCCGCCACAGCCGTGCCAGAGATAAACATGACGGATGCAGTATCGGCGGAACTTCCGATAGTGCCGAAATGGAACGACTGGCTTCCAAAATCGTATGTTGCCTTATCAGTATCGGGGGTGCTAACTGCGGGTTGCCCCTGCAACCGAAGAATGTTTGCCCCTGGGGTAGAGGGGGTGAACAGCATCGTCACCCCTCCGTATTTAATTACCGCGACATACGAACCATTGGGCATTACGAGGTGGTTACCCGCAGGAATCGCCACCTTCTGGATGACATCCCCGGAAGAAAGAAGGCTCTGCCCCGCAAAAGTTTTGATATTCGCGCCGCTAACAAGCGTATCCTGCTTCCCGGCGAGTTCGGTCTGCAACTCGTTTTTCGTAGGAAGCTCATCGAGTTTCGTCACCTTCGCAGCGGTGATGCCGGAATCGAGCGCGGCGATCTGCGAAGTGGTAAGAGGCTCCTCGTTGATCTGATACTCGGGGAGGAAATTGAACGGAGCATACTCCCCGCTCTGTGCGTACTTGAACCGCCATGTCCCCTTGTAGTTCGGATTCTCCGTCACTCGCTGCCAGTGCTCGCTGTCTTCGGACGGAAGATCCATAGATCCAGCATTATATTCTATACAGATGTATGTCCCACTATAAGCATTATCTATCTCATTATATTCAACGACATAGTCTCCGACATTATATCCGTCAGCGTTTCCGCTTATCCACTTTGTGGCATATAACGAAGCATCGCGGATGACGATATAATCATTGTTATCCGGCGGGAAACTTCCCCAGTCGATGGGATAAGAGGCGGAATCAAAAGGAACATCGCTCCACTTATCGAAAAGCCCTTTGTAGGTCGCCGTCTCCGTCTGGATCTTCTGGTCAACCTCGGACTTGGTGTAGGTCTCGGATTTCTTGTAGTAGTTGACAAGGTCATTGACAGCCTTCACCCACGCCTTGTCCGCGAGCTGGTTGGTATCCGGGTCGGCGGAAGATGGGATGACATCTTCGATGAACTGCACCCGGCCGTCGATATTGCTTATATCGGAATCAAGTTCTCTTGCGACGCCGTCGACATACTGACTTGATGCGAGTCTTGTAATCTCAATCGTCGCGAGTGTGTCCCCTGGTACATTCTGCAAGACTGATGGTGCGATTTCGTTTTCGTCAAAGTCTGTGATGTGATATGTTGTATTTCCAGAATATGAAAGAGACGGCTCGAAAGAAACATAAAAATTTGCAAGTGGCCAAGACCCGTCCTGGTATACTTTTATGTTCTCCGGGTTTATATCAACCCAATCACGAAAAGCCTTGGAAATAACCGTATAGTAAGAAGAATCTCTCTTGATGTATATGTATACAAGTTCATTGTTTACGGTTCCATCCTGCCTCGTCGCAATTATTCGAAAAAGATAAGGTTTATCTCTGTCTACCGGAACGACCATTTTGTATGTGTACGGCACTTCTATCTGGACAAACTTGTCCAGTTTTGTCGCGACTTTTGTTCCGACAAAATTCTTGTCAGCCAACTTGTTCTCGGAAGATGCCTCCTCCGGAATCATATTGCTAATGTCGTGAGAGTCATCTAATATTTTTTGGACCTCTTGTCCAGTCTGATGTAATACTGTCGCACTCATAACTAAACCATTTTTTTTACTATAATTTTACCGCCGTCAACAGTGAGAAGGATTCCGTCACTAGCATATAGGAACTCTCTACCAATACCGGCCCCGCAAACAAGAGCAAACCGAGCATGAAAGTCGGTTATTCTTGTAAACTTGGCATTTACATCATATAACTTAGTGAACGAAGCGGAAATGCAACTCATAGTTTTTGTACTCTTCCCATATATTCTTTGTAAGCCTCGTCTCGGACACCATCATCAAAGTCGGGATCTGGGACCTGTGCGTATGCAATTAAAGACAATTCTCCCTTTTTAAGGTATTCTTTATCTATGCAAACATACCAGTTACCGTCTTCCCCTTTGAGACATTCTTCCTTTGGAAACTTTTTGACTATCCTAGTACCGATCTGAACGCCAACAGCCCAATCATCTACATCCATATCGAAACCATCCGAGTTGATTTCGACAAGAAATTTCATGTCCGTTTGTTCGAACGCTATAAAATCATTGCTGGCCATATGATATGTGTTTTGACAAAAGTACGAATTATTTTATAAAAAGCCAAACGCAGCAGCCAACAAAAAAGTATCCGATCTTTGCATACCACTTCTGCGGATAGTTGATGTCGACATCTTTCGTGTGGTCACGCTTGATGCCGAGTGCGTACAAGCCGTTGTGCGTCGCCCATTCGAGCTTCATTGCATAGCGCTTTCTTTTCCAGACCTGGCTGGACGGATGGATCCCCCGAATCCTGTTCAGTTCCCCGTCGAATCTATTCTTGCTGATTTTATATGAATCTACAAGATGGAGATTGTTGTTGGTTATCGTGTATTTCATTTTACCCGATGTTTATAAGACTAGCAAGTATCAGCCCAAGGACCCCGAGCTCGCCCGATACGATATCTCCGGCGTGAAGCTTTTTGTCCTTCCGGTTCTGCTTCTTTCCGAAAGCGATTGCGACGATTACGCCGGAAGAGAGGAACGAGCCAATGAGCATTGCCGCCCACCAGGGAACGGTTTCGACGGGCTCGATGAGAATGTAGATAAGTGCAGCAAGACCGAAACCAAGAAGCATCAGCAACTGGTAGTCTTTGTTCGTGAAGAACGCTTTAATTTTTCCCCAGATCTTTTTCATAATGTTAGTAATGTTAGTAATGTTAGTAATTTTATAAGTCTGTTTCATCGCAGACCTCCGCCGCCACCAGCAGCACCATGGCGAGGACGACCACTATGAGGAGGACGGCTACCATCTGATGATGTTGTAACTGATGCCGACCCCGATGTACGGGCCGTAGTCCACCCTCTTGCCGCTGATGCCGTAGAAGCCGCCGAAACCAGCCTGGATTCCGACGCCCCACGGCTTGGGCTTGCTCTTGTCGTGTATCGTGATCGTCTGCGTCACGACCTTCGTGATCGGAAAGACTGAGATGCTCTCCAGTTCGGGCCTATACCCAGTAACAACTGCAACATAGTCAGAGTCCCTATATTCCTTCCGCTCCTTCGGGAGTGAGATGTATACGGTGTCCCTGATGTGCAATGTATCCACGACAGGAACAAGAATGGAGTCATAGACATACTCCTTCACGGGGACTGGCTTTTCGATTGTGACGGTATCGCGATATGTTTCTACCGTTATCACGGTGTCCCTCACCTCGACGACCTCGCGTTTCCCCTTCCCGGCGAAGAATCCTCCGACGAACGCCCCCGCGATCAGGATGACCGCGAGGATTGAGGCTAGTATGGCTGTTGCTTTATTCATTACTTCGCAATGCTTATACTGTTGATTTATATTTCGTTATCTATCAACTTCGCAGTTTTCTCGCACCTACTTCGCAACGCAGAGCGAGTAAGGGATGTCGAATGTCTTGCTGATGCCAGCAATATGATAGTTGACGATGTTTTCCTGGCCATTCTTGCTCAAAAGATAGTCTACATCCTGCTTGTTGGTGTGGAAGGCGCTCTCGGTAAGGATGGCTGGCATCTTCGTGTCGGTGATGACCGTCCACGGATTGACCTTCGGGCCGGTTCCGGAGCGATTGCCCTTCAGGCCCATAGCCATCGCGGCGTCGTAGACATTACCGGCGAAAATCTTGCTTGCCTCGCTTGCATTCGGCGCGATATGGACGCCCATACCTCGTGCGTTCCCCCACCCGTCCTTGTCGAGCGTTGCTTTTGGTTCAGCATCAGAATGGAATGAGATGAAGATGTGATACTTTTCCGGGTGTTCCTTCATGTAGGCATTCGCCCTGCGACACCGCTCCGGGAGCGAGATGTCATTATCCTCCGGCGTTACGATGAATACTCCGAATCCCATCTCCTTGAGGGCGGCGGAGACCTTCTTCACCATAAGCCGAGAGAATTCGCCCTCGTAGTAGCGACCATCCGGCGACTTGTTCACCGAATTGTATAAGCGAGTCCCGTGTCCTCCGTCAAGATGAACAACGACATCTTCCGGTCGAAGGTTTGTGATTACTCCATTTTTAATTTCAGCCTTTAACATAATACTATAATTTTAAGAGCCATTATATCCTGACATTATCCACATATCTGAATCTGCGTCAAAGACAAGCATGTCTGCTCCCCTAATTTGTGTGTGGCCCTGCGTCGGTGCGATAGTCGTACCGCTTTCTCGAACCCTTTTGATGTTTTTGCCGTTTCCATCGAATGTCACGCTATATCGGTCTGCGATAAACACCAAATATGTCTGTCCTCCCTGCGGGTTTGACGGGAGTTTTATAGTCGCATTATTGTTAACAATAACGGTAAAATCGACTTCCGAAAGAGTGGAATTCCCGTTTATTACCTTTGTTCTGGGCCGTAATCCGGAAAACATTCCGTGCGCTACATAAACTCCGCTGTTCTTTCTGTTTGTCCCCTGAATATCAAAGTAGGCACCGACATTCTCGTTCCCGTAATTGTACGGGTCGCCGTCATTAATGTCGGCCCGTATCGCTCCGGTCCATCCACCGACCTGGGCCGGGAAGATATTGTCTCCAATGAACGCATCCACCTTTGTGTCAGTGTTACTGAAGTGTAGAAGCCCGCTAGACAGATATAGGGAAGAATAAGACTCAGAAGCCTGTAACGATGAATAAGATATCGCGAATCCGCCGATGTTTCCGTTGCCGGAAACAATCGTGCCGTTTACATCCGCATTGTTCGCGATCAACTTATTTGCCACGACTGTCCCGTCCGCATAAACCTTGTATGCGGCATCATCCGGTTCCGTGTTTTCATCCGTTCCGGCGAAGAACGCGAGTTTTCCGTGTGTGGGGTCCTCCCAGTTGTCTGATGCGTTCATCCCGGCAACCATATCCTCGTTCTCGTCAGAAACACCGATAATGTTTGACAGAATTGCGCCTCCGGCGATCGTTGTCGTGGCCCCAGTTGTATCGGTTGTCGCCCACGGTATAATGTTGTCGGCGCCATCGGATCCTGGGAGAATCTTTACTTTCGCCTTAATCTCAAGTTCTCCGTCCTCATAGTTTACATAGTGGCTTGCGTCCCCGACAAAGAAGAAAGGATCTCCGTATAGGCTCCCGGCAAAATAGTATACCTGTCCGTTAGATGTGGTCGAGTTCAGACCGGAAATCATTTGCTCGTATCCGTTCCCTATAACATTTCTTACAATTACGCTCTGCCTGTCCGTGTCGTTGATATTGCCATACTGCACGACAACATCTCCAACGGACGGATCGCCAAGACCGCTTTTGTTTTTTGAATTAAGTATAATATAATCCGGCCCGACCTCATAGACCTCACACCGATAGTATTTTAATTGAACTTGTTCCTCGTCAAACACCTGCGACATCGCGATATCCCCGGCGACAAACATGTTTGCTACGCTCCCATCTCTTGTATCAAAGTAGCATTTCCACATGACAAGATCCTCATCGTCCGTGTTCCCGATCGGCTCCACATTGCTGATAATGATGCTTGCCGCAGAGAGAATCTCCTTCCCTCCAATTGATGTTATCTGATTGACGACAATGTTCCCCACATTCATTTCCTGGCGGACATTTACCCGGTCCACTTCTAGGACGGAAACGCCGTCTTCATTCACATCAATTGACCACCCCTCTCCACCGACAAGACCGTGCCTGAAGTTTTCAGATTGTATGTCCTTCGCCATTCTCGTCGGAGAGTATGATGTGTCCTCAAATCCGTCTTTTCGCAGATATACTGCATCACACACGCCTCGTATCTGCCGTTCCAGGTTTGAGAAACCGCTCACCTTTGCGGACAATTCCTCGACCTCGCCAGAAATCCTCTTTATTGTTGACTGTGATGTTTCTATCTTGTTAGACAGGACAAGCTCGATATCCGGTAGACCTATCCCCTGCTCCGTAATCTCGCCCCATGTTATTGACATTGACTTGACGATCATCTGGATGCCGGTTTGCCGAATAAATCGTTTGTCCTTCAGCGTGATTTTGTCTCCGACAGATATAGTATTCATTATATCCCCGTTCCCGTGTCTGCTCGCCCAAATCTTGTTCAGCCCGATAATCCATGTAGGGTCAATGTTTTTCGTCTTATCAAGCTGACCCTCCTTGTATTCATTCAGTCGCCTTTCCGCCGCGAACACATAAGCCCAAGGGAGATAAATGTTCGTGAAATAGAACAGATCATATTTGGCCGCATTAAAATCTTTATACGGCACATATTTGTGAATAGAGTCCGCCTCGGCATCACTCTTAATGAGCGTAAGCCGCCACTCGGAGCGTACCTCGTGCTCCACGCCCTCGTCGTCTGTGATGACAAGCGTCTTGCTGTTGTCATAATGGATCCCGTCCTCTGCAACAAGAAACTCCCAATCACTGTGACCTGACAGGTTCCCGGTCGCAAATGTGACGGCCATCTTCTGCGTCGTAACCAGCGGCCCCCACACGCCTAAAACATACTCGTCATCTGCGGAATAATCCCCACGGCTCGTATCAAATACATTCTTTATCCAGATGTCGAATGTAGGCTTCCATCCCTCATATTCCATATTGTAATATAGAAATGCCGGCGCAAGAGACACGGTAAAAGTCCGTTGATTTTGGTCTGTGCCCACATTTCTTACAATAACATCAACCACGACCTTATAGTTTCCCGGATTCAATGAAGTAATGGGCAATACCTCTCCGGAAGACATGTCGAGAATTTTGATTGTTTTCTCGTATTCCGTGAATTCGTTCGGGTCAAGATATACCTGCTGATCAATGTAAAGGGCTCCAGACTCAGGGACCTCAAACTCTGTTCCGATAAGATGGAATGACGCCGTTTCCCCTTTTGCTATAGTCTTTGTTTCAGATATCGGATTCGTTCCAATACGATTGGGTATGATCTCTCCATTAAACTTATAGAAATCGCAGACAATCGTAAATCTTGTATAGCAATCCCGGAAGTGAACATCCGATAAGAACTGATATCCATTATATACTTTTTTTGCTCGAAGCCGAAGATCTTTGTTCTTAACATTTATCCTCGCCCGAATATAATAACTCCCGGATGGAAGATTTGTAACGGACTGTAATTTCTCGCCAGTGTTTGCGTCATAGACATCATAGTCTACAAGTTCTGCGTCGAAGTCATGCTGATAGATTCCTGACATCATATGAGGCCATCCTCCAGCCGGGGCGCTCATATTCATAATGGTCTGGTAATACTCGACCTGATATGAAACCCGGCTCGAAATTGTGGGCTTCGTAATAAAGTTCGCCGTGAAGTCAGTTTCTATATCAAACACAGGGGTCTGACATTCTACTATCCCGATGTCATAAAAAGTGACATCAATTTGCTCTCCGTCGTTCTTCTTTTTTTTGACGCGCGGAGTGCTCTTTGCGCTATCAGACTTATATTCCTCCTTGAATGTCGGAATTTCCCCGAGCACGCTATTCTTTTCTATGTCGTCCGTAATTACGGGCTCTACATCGACAACCTCATCAACCCTCGTCTGTACACGATGCCCATTGTGCCCGTCGATGATGCACGGTAGTTCCAGCGTCATCCCCTGTAATGACGGGAATATTTCCTCGTTGTTATCAAGGCCGCCCTGTAGAAGTCCATATTTTTCGATGGATTCGTCATCCTTGACAAACTCGACGGGGTCAAAGTATTCATCCGTCGCACCCTTCGCGTATGCCCAATCGGACTCCATCCTCTCTGCGTTTTTCTCGTGTACGGTGCCGTCAGATTCAGTAAATATGGTCGCCTCCTGGTTCCAGGTCACGGACCATCCATCAGCGGTGCTTGTTATTCTGTGAGGGCTCGGATTTACAAGCCACCCCTGGACATATGAACGGAAATTCAAGTCCCGCAACTCGGAAAAGAAAATGTTTTCCAACTCCGGGATTGCGTCCGGATCCGGGAGCCCAATGTTTTGATACGCATCACTGTCGCTATTGGGATGGAATTTCTCGTAGTCCTTAAAATACATATACGGGAGATTCTTATTCCCGCCTCTACCAAGAAGTTGGTTACGGATGTCTGCATCCTGTACCTGTCGCTCGATTTTCACGAGCCCCCCGTCCGCCTCGTCATATGTAAATATATTATCGTGCTCGGCTACAGGATACCCGAATTTTATCGCATATTTCCCCTGCTGGTCGCGCTCAATCGTCCACCAGCAATTATATAATTCGTATGTTTTCTGCAGAACCTCCCAGATGTATGTGTAACTGATTTCTAAATATTTCCTTTGCGGATCATAATCCGTAAAGGACGGATTGATATAACTGTTATCCTGCACATACACATAGATAGAACGATCCGGGAAATAGAATCTCAGTACATCGTCGAATGCCTTTGCGAATTCCGGAAGGGAAAGACCGAGAGGGACGATGTATTTGTCCGCAATTGGCGTTCCGGACTCAACATTAGCGAGGGCTACGAACATATATCTTTTCATCTGATAGATAGCCCAGTGTTGGAATGTCAGCTCAATCGTCGAGTTAAGCGAAGTGTTGTCCTTCGAGGCCTGCGGCTCTAGAAGTGGTTGTATATATCTGTCCCCGAGGAACTCAACTTCCCACGGCCCAGAGAAGTCGGGCTTTTTCTGCCCGTAAATCTTCACTGTCGCATTAATGCTTCTGTCGCCCATATTCTCGATCGTTGCCGTCGCGCTTGATATGGTCGCATAACTCGGGAAGTTTATTTCCTTTATGTCGTTAATCATTCCTCTGTATAATTAAAATCACAATCTTGCGGCTTTGATACACGGATTACCCACTCTACGACAACAATATCGTTTACGCGCCCGGTCGGGTCTCGCCAAAACTCCGTCGCAAGATCAATCGGATATGGGGTGCCGGCTATTTTGTGCCTCTTGTATAAATTAACAAACTCTACCTGCTTGAATGTCTTAACATCCGTATCAGAGTCCTCTGCATCTTCTTCATATAATCCGGAATTGAATTCTGAAATGATGTCGTTCGCCGAATCCACGGAATCCGCCTGGATAAAGAACTTTACCTTGTAATCAAACGGGGCGAATACGCTTTTTGCCAGAATTTCCTCTCCGTCACGCTCTGGATACGACACGGCCTCGAATTGCCGTGTCGGACCGCCGACCCGTTTATCAGAGTCAAGATAAACAAGCCCGTATTCGGTAGAGTCGCGGTACTCTCCGTCGCCGATTTTTAATTTACTCCTGAGCATTTTTATCGGAATTATATTTGCATGTGTCGCATGATGGAACAGTGTCGTCGTTCTTCTCTTCTTCATTCAAAACGGGGCATCCATCGCCATCATTTGTGTGCTTGCACCAATTGGCTCGGCGAATGGAACGGTTTTTTTTGTCCAATTTTGCCTCAAGCCTCTTATTTATGTTATTTGATTCAATAATCGTGTCCTTTTGCTCTTCGATATATTTTTTTTGAATCTGTAGAATCTGCTCCACATTGGAAAGAATGTCTTTTTCTTTTTTCTGCCGATCTCGAAAAACCTTTGCAAACCAGCCTATTATTGCGGTTATAATCGGGAGAACAAACCCTTGGAGTATCTGTATGAGCGCGCTATGATCTTCCATATATTTACTGTTTTGACGGGAAGGTATATTCCCTCCATGTTACACTCTCAGCCTGCCGATCCGGGAATACACGGTTATCATCTCCAAAAATATACAGAGGAACCATTGATGGAATATCGCAGAGCTCGTTCTCGTTTGCAAGAATGGTCATCTCGCATCCGTTAGAAAAATACATCATCGGGATGATTCGTTTTTCCACATTCAGTCCCGTCCTTATGGGCCCCCGACAATTGTGGAACACATATACATCCTGAGCGTCGAGCAGTTCTCCGTGGAATTCCTTATCGACAAACACACCATATTGTCCGCATTCGGAAAAATGCTTCTGAAGAACAGAATACGACGGATACCCTTCTTCCAGAGCCCAGTCAATCGTTTTCTTGTATAAAGAAATCGCTTTTTCAAGCGTATCGACGGACTCTAGCGCACGACGGTTCTCCTCGCACATATGATGCGAGGAGGCTTCCCGCCGAAGATTATTCATCCATTCTGGTTTCATACCACAAAGATAATTTTTTTTTACTGAATTGCAACATAATGTGTCGTAGAATTTACGCCGTTTGGATAAACAACCTTTTTAAGAGTTGATTCAAGACTAGACACCCTGTCCGCAATCAACATTACATTTGTGTTGATGCTTGATATATGCTCACGCATCGGGTCTGTTTCTGCTATCGCTCCTATCGTCGGGGACGGCGCCACGGAAGACGCACCAGATACCGCACTCACAAGAACGCCGACATTTGCGTTAATCTGCTGAAGATAAAAGTTCTGCGTATTTACGCCGGCCGCCAAACCGAGAATCGACTCCTCGCTTGCGCCCTGAATGTCTTTTGCGATTCCTGTAAGGCCGGACCCCATTGTTCGAACATTAAGCCCGACAGAACCTAATGCGTTCATTAAGTTTGTCAAGTCGCTGTTCAGGATGTCGCTGGTCGCTCTCGCTTTGTTCGCAATAATTGAAATGTCAACCATGGATAATTCCCCACCTTCCCTTGACAAATCGTCTATTAAATCAAATATCGGCTTCAACTGCCGTTCGACAACCTTCGCGGCAAGGGATTCCGTTATCATATTCTTGATCATATCCTGGAATTTTTCCTTGATTGCGCCAGTCGTGGAGCTGAATGATTTATATGCTTCAATCCAAGATGTCGCGAAATCACGGGACGACGACGCAAGGTCCGTACCGGCGAATTTCCGCTGGAGTTCATCCTGCATATCAGAGATGCTCTCCGCAACTTCAATCGCTTGGGTCTCGTAGTCGCGTGCTTTTTTCTCGTCGGTCGCCTTCCCCTTTTGCCGCTCGAGTTCTGCCATTTTACGATATGCCTCGACCTCTGCTCGAAGGGCGTCAAGCCTCTGATTGTAGTTTGTTACGATGTCCGCGCCAAACACCTTTTCTTCTGCGGCCTGTAGGCGATTGTATGAATGGGTAAGGCTTTTTAGAAGGTCGTCCTGCTTCTCGATCAGTTTGTTCATCTTAATAACCTTATCCTCCCGGATATTGCTAAACACGGACGCGACGGCGGAACCGAGATTCATCGTGGCACCAAGAACATCGCCGGCCTTTACCTTCTCCCAGCCTTCATAAATGTATTTATTGATGTCACTCATATATTTCATCCCGTCTGCCACCTTATACTCCTCGGAGCGCGTGCGGTTCAATTCGTCGATAAACTCCTGTATTCCAGTAATCGCGCCGTTGATCGCCTTGAAGATCATGTCGATGATGGCAACAACCATAGAAGCCTTGGAGGCTGCGGCGGATATTCCGGAACCCATCTGTGCAAAGGCAGCACCGGCGTCACCGATGCTTTTGCCGTTATTCTTAAAATTCTGGATGACATCACTGACAGAAGACGCACCCTTGAACTCTTCCCCTCCGAATTTCTTCCCCCAAATGCGGGTCATCCTATCAAGGAATTTCTCTTCGTCCGGGTCGAACTTCATCCCCTCCTTGAATTTCGCGCTAAGGGAACTCATGATGTTCCCCATGTCTTTCATCCTATTAAATAGACCGTCAGCCCCCTCTTTCAGATAGCCATTAAGCAGCGACTGGCTCTCCTGCAGTTTCTCGTATTGCGCATCAACCATCTGGAGACCTTTATACAATTCTCGAGCACTGATCTTCCCAGCCCTTGCGGCTTCAATGTATGCGTTGCGCAACTTTAATCTGAGATTATTTGCCGTGTCAACGGTCATGACATTCAGTTCCGAAAAATACTTTACAAAATCTTCGCTGTTTTGGAAAATCTCATATTCTGCACCGGCCTTAACATTTGATATTGCACGATTCCTGTATTCATTGATCCTTGCAATCTCGATGTCCCTGTAATTTTCGATAGCCCTCCTCTCGGCGTTGTTTTGCGATTTTTCTATTTGTTCGTTTGCCTTTTTTATTGTCTGTTGGATTGCACGATCGGCCGCTTCGTTGATGTCACGAATATCCATCTCTGCCTTCGCTTTTATTGTCGCTTCCTGCTGTGCAATGTCGCCGGACTTCGAGGCGAGGTCTGCAAATTTTTTCTCGAGACCGGCATTATACCTATCAACATCGTTGAGAATTTGTTTTAATACGGCCCTCGTCTCTTCGCTGAAATGGCTGAGATTCTGGCGTATCACATCAAAGTCTTGCTCTTTGAATGCTTTTCTTATTTTTTCTTCCAGTCCATCTTCAAGCTTCTCCATATTCAAACCAGTAAGCGCAATATCAAGCTGCTCTTGCATCTTCTTCTTGAAATCGTGGCCAAATCCGCCATATACAGCGACGCTGAGAGAAGCGGAAAACATCTCGTCTCCGGTTATTCCCAGAATATCCTTGAAGAAATTTCTGGCTGTTTCCGAACGCTTCACTTCTTCTTCGACCTTTTTCAGGGCATTCTTGAAATTGTTTGCCATTTCTTTAACATCATAATCAGTTTTGGCATCCCAAAGAGACTGAAGGACTTTTTGAAGATCTTTTTGCGCCCTATTTTTCGTGTTTATGTCCAGGGCGAGGAAATCTGAAACCGACACGCCTTTAATACCAGCGTCTCGCATCTTGTCCATTACTTGCTCCATCGTCCTTGAATACCATTGGGATAAATTCTCGGCCGCCTCCTGCTGCTCATCTCTCGACAACCCGAGAGACATTCCGCGCCCGAGCATTATATTACCAATCTTCTGCAAAGAATCTTCTTTGGACAGATATTTGGAGAAATCATCGTAGCCCTTCTTATAGTCCTGCATAAATTTTATGCGCTCCTCTATAAGGGTGATGAACGGGTCCTTCGGCTGAGATCCGCCGGAACGGGTGACGGTCTTCGCCAATCCGGACAAGAGATCGGCCATCATCTGAAGACCCATAATATATGCATTCTGGTCAGAGAGTTCTTGTTCTGTCGGGACCTTATACACCCAGTGCCCAGAAGACGCGGCCTCTTGGACTTGAAGATTCATTGAATTCAACTTATTCTTCGCGTCTTCAAGGGCCTCATTTATCTGCTTTGTATAATCTACAAGGCTTTGTCCGTCCTGTTTCAAGTTTCCTTGAAATTTTGACATCGGAAGATGGACGGCCTCTGCGAATTCCTCCATCTTTGCACGGATTAGACGGGTTTCGCTTTCCTGCGGGGCCATCTTTATCCACATTTTTTTAATTTCGTCAATTGTCTTCTTAAGGTCCTCGTAGTGCAGTGCCCCTTTTATGTCTTCGTATAACGAATCAAAATCAATTGTCGCAGCAGTGGCATCCACATAAGACTTAGAAAATGCGGACTTTACATCAGACTTTGCAAGTTCTTTCGTTATAAAATTTCCAATTTTATATATATTTTGTCGAAGTTTCGCCTCGTTGAATTCATATGAACCTTCCTTGAAGGTGGTAACAGGTGCCTGTTCCATCTCTTTTTTCAGTTCCTGCAAATCCTTCGTATAAATTCCAACATTGTTACTATGAGAGCGTAAATCCTCGTCGTTTTGAACAAGAGCCTTGTCCATTTTTAGATAAAGTCTAGATAACTTTTCTGCTTGCGGCAAGAAAAGATCGATCTGCGTTGAATAACCGCCCATCGCCCTGGACAGAAGGTCGACGCCTGTTGCATTTCGAACAATATCATTTAGAGAGGAGCGATCGACAAGACCTCCGGCCTCGGAATATTTTGCAATATCGTCAATGATGCGTATGGCCTCATCTCTTGTGAAATTCGTCGTATTTATGATCGCTTTTTGAAGTTTATTTTGAGCTTTCCCTATTCTGCTGCTGAAGGAAGACTCAATAGTCTCGACATTCTGCTGGTATGTTTGGAGGAAAATATAATCTCGTATCGATTGGTTGATCTGGTCATATTCCCCCTTCATTGTGCGGAGTTTTTCAATCTGCAAATCCTCAGAAGGGAGAATATCGCCATAGGTCCTTTGCAATTCTTTTAACGCTTCCCTTTGCTCTGCGGTTCCGGAGCCAGCCTTTAGTATTTTCTCGCTAAGCCGGGCGAAATTTCTTTGCAATGAAACAACATTCGTTTCCGCCTTTGCGGTATTCTCCGCCAAGTCTTTCTCAAGTTGCCGGGCCTCTTTCCCGGCCGCGAAAAGAGCGCCCGCCAGGGCCGTGACTGCAGTGAGGGCAATACCCCACAATCCTTTACCTCCCCTCAGCGTTGCCATTAACTGATAATAGCCGCGCATAAAAAGATTCCCGGCGTCGGCGGCCTTCCTCATGTACATCTCGTAAATAAGCATAGATCTGGCGGCCCGGTCAAAGGATCTCTTCCCGGTTTCTACAGCTCTTGCGCGAAGGGCTTCTGCCTGGGAGTGGGCGACTGCAGCCTGCCGTGCTAGTTTCGTGCTTTTAACAAGATTGTTGACGAAGAGTGAATACAGCTTAAAACTGACGAACTGTAGGCCGACAGCCTTCAGAATTCCGCTTACTGACCTCCAGTTACTGAAAATTGTCTTGGCGAAATTGATCATAGATGTCATCGCGTTGTTCACGGTGGAGGTGTTACCAATTTCGTCATACATTATAGAAACGGAGTCTTTGAGGTTCATCCACTGCCCCTTAAGTGTTTCCGCCTGCTTCTCCTGCATCTTGTAGAATGTTCCACCTGCGGATGTCATATCGTTGAAAATCTCTTCAATCATCTTAAACGGAACAGCACGCCGAGAGATAAGGTCGAAAACCTCCGCAGTCGATACCGTTTCGTTTCTCAACTCCCCGAATTTTTTTGCGAGAAGGTCCACGAGCGGGATACCGGCCTCAGTAAACTGCCTCAACTCCTGGCCGCGAAGTACAGATGCGGCTCTTACCTGACCGTATGCCAGAACCAGCCTAGACATATCAACGCCAAGGCCGGCAGACACATCCGCAAGCCGCATCGTGACATCGAACAGGTTCTCTGTTTCGATACGATATGCTGATAATTGCTTCGTGAACGACACGAGATCTTTAATCTCAAAAGGAGACTTAATTGCAGCGGCCTTAATCTGCCGAAATAGCGAGTCGGCCTTCTGTGTATCTTGAATTATACCACCGAGAGCGACCCTCTGCAACTCGAACTCTGCAGTGACTTCGCGTACATTTCGAATGAAACTAGTTGCTGAGTGGAGTGCCGCTAACCGAAGTGCATTTTTCACGAGAACGCCAAGGCGAGAATTTGACTTTTCGAGTTCATCATTTACCTCCGCAATCGAACCTCTGATGTTCTTCCCGTTTATCATATCTATTTCGTTTCTGACGGCGGTAAGCTGATTTTTCAGTTGATTATATTTCGAAGATCCAATTTCTGCACGATTCAAACGGTCCGACAGAATGCGTTCTTTTTCTGTCAATACCATCATGGACTTGCTCGTCGCGTTAAGAATGGCATTTTCATATTTTCTCTTCCGTGCGTTTTTTTCGATAAGAGATGCCATCTGCTGCTCCTTTTGAAGGATCTTTGACAATGTAAGAGAATTTGTGTTCAATTCGCTGGTTAACATTTTATATTTATCAACCATTGCTTTCGCTTCAGCCGTCAGCTCTCCAGATACTCCGTTGACAAATTTTCTCCTTGCACCCATCTCGTTCCACTGGGCATTGACTCGCTGAAGTTTTTCGCTGACGGTGTCTATGCTCCCGGTCTGTAACATATAATCTCTCAGCGATTCTTGCACAAGTCGTATCTGTTTGGACAGTTCTGCGACTTTCATTGCTGCCGTATCCCATTTCGAAGAATCGATATCAGATGCGTTCAGTTCCTGCGTCCAGGCACGCAATTTTGTATTGAGGTCGTCCATAGACCGTGCCATCATAGACAACTCTTCCTGATGCTTCTTCTCGGCTGCGACCGTGCGCTCTAATTCCTGCTGTTTCTTTATAGTTTCCGTCAATAGCGCATTTCTGCGCTCGACCTCCGCAGATATTTTTGCATACTCCTGCTGGAGTTTCTCGGCTTTCGTGCTCAGCGAGCCGTCGCTCTTGAACATTTGTGTTGAACCGAGCGCACTCCACTGCTTCTGAAGGTCCGAAAGTTTTGCGCTTAACTTGTCAATACTTCCGGACTTCATTCCCATTTCGGCAATCTTCTGATTCAACCGATCCTGCTCTGCCACGATTGCCTGATAGTCTTTCACGACATCCTTAAATTCTCCACTATGTATAGGTGTCGTTTCCATTGCCTGCCTAGCGGCCTGAAGCCTGGAAGACAAGCCCTGCATACTGTTTGCAAGGCCGTCAATTTCAGTGCGGGCACGAGAATAGCCTGACGCCATATCGTCCAGGTATGACTTTGCCTCCAGAAGGGTGGTGAACTTTATTTTATCGCTAGCCTCTGCGGCTTTGATCAGTTGGCGAGAAACATTGTCGATGGCGGTTGAGAGTACGCTCATGCTATTTACGCCGCTATCTTTAATATCCCGGAGAAGAACCGGGATCTTATTTCCGGCATCGTCTGCCCTTACACCAACCTGCACATTCAACGCTTCGTTGCTAAGTTTTCTTTGAAGCGGCTCAATGGCCGTGTTCACCCTTGATGCGGCATCGTTAAATGCGCTTTCAATATCTACGATAACAGGAATTTCGACTGCCATAATCTATATGTTTTTTATAACGTGTTCTTGTATCTCTTCCAATGACATCCGAGCATCTTTATTTTTCCCGATTCCGAACATGGACAACTTCTTTTCTACTTCCTCTTTTGACATTATAGTATCTTCCCACTTCGTAACATCCTCTGGATGTTCAACATGCTCATAATCGTAATCAAAATACCCTTTGTCATACAACATCATCAAAACCTGGTTTGAAGAGTCTATATACCAATATTTCAGCCAAGACCAGAAACCATAATTCCCATAGATGTGTTTGATCTTCTCGTTGTCTGACGACGCATCGAACATCGACCCTATTTGGCGTCCTCGCTTATCCCGAAAGCGTCCTTTTCCAACATATTTGCCGCGCTCTCCATTTTCTCTGCATATTCTTTGATTCCTTCGCCAACCAGCCTCGTAGAGAGCGCGAGTGCTTGCTTTGTAAGTTGCCAGTTGGCCAAGAAAAAATCCACATCTTTACCGAGGATTCCGGCTTCGTTGATCTTGTATGTTACTTCGTTGTCTTTAAGGTCGAGGAGCCGCCATTTTATGGCAAAAAGGAATGGAATAAACAGCGCCCAATTCCCGAGAAGATAATACGCGGCGGTTTTGCTGTGCAATGTCCGTATTTTCCGGACAATCTTCTTCGCCCTCTTGATCGAAACGCCTTTCTTCCCCTCTTGCTCAAGCACATAAGCCTCCTTTTCCAGCAGGCTGATCTTTCGTCTGATTGTATTGCTTACCTGACGAACATTATAAACTTTACCTTTGACGACAATTTGACAAGGGGCACGCAACTCTACTCTTACATCCCCCTGCAGTAACTTATCTACATTGCTTTCAGACATACGATTTTAATTTGAAAAGGGGCGGGCACGCGCCCGCCCCTGCGATGAAAAGTGCTGTCTTTCGGACTAGGCCGCGTTGACATCGAGAACCATACCGGTATAGAGCTTGCCGGGGACATTGACCTGCTCGGCGAGCACGACGGCGTGTACGCGATACAGACCATCTGCATACGAAAGGTTCGCGGTGATTTTCGCCTTCGGGTAAACCCATGCGCGGTTCTTCTCGTCGTTGATCAGAGCGATCGGACGGGTGATAACCGGGAGTTCGGTCCCGAATCCGGTGCCGGTAACGGACCCGCCGTCGGGCACATCGAACATAGTGCCCGGGTTGGCGTTCGTGGTAAGAGCGACACCCGCGAGGAAGGTCTGAACCATCGTCTGCGATGTGGAGGCGATGTCGAAGGAGAAACCGAGAGTACCGGCCGTTACACGGGCGGTAATCAGGTTACCCTGTTCGTCGAGAATCTGGGTCGTGGAAACATCCTCGCCCTCCCAGGTCGTACTGTCCTGGACGATCTGACCGAGAGACTTCGGATTTGAGAAATCCGAAAGACTCTTTCCGGTGTAGTCGGTAATCGCGTCGAAGATGACGAGATCACCCTGTCCGGCAAACAGTTTGCCGGAGGCCTCAAGGTTTGTAATAGCGGATTCAGTTGCTGCCATAACTATAAGGTTTTAATTGTTAATTTTTAGTATGCCATTTAAGATTGAGCGTCGTAACCGAATAACCCGTATTCGCATTCGGTGTCGTTGGGGTTATGAATCGCTGATGGTCGTATCTGTAGAAGTAGTTCTCCGTTGATATCCCTTCGATTAATGTGTCGAACTGTGCAAGAATCTTGCTTATGCGGTTTTTCTTGACAGAGCCGTCATTGTTCATTTTGGAATAAAGACTGACCATAATGTATCCTTCTGCAAACTCAACATTCATCCCGACGGAATCGATGTCGCCGTTCATAAAGATAACGACAAAATCGGTTGGCGGATTGTTTGTGTCGCGTTCCCAGTCGCCATAGACCGGGACGGATTTTGACCCGCCTCCAGTTGTCCCTACGGAGATCCGGCCCTGCAAGAAATCTCGCAGTTCCACATCGGGGTGTATGTCGGAAGGTCTTATCATTATCGTCTTTTCTTCTTGTCAACAATCTGAACTTTTTTAAGGTCCTCTAGTTTCGAACTTACTTCCGCGACAAGGTCCTGCTCCATCGGAGAGATGAAATCGAAGTGCTCGTCAGACTGGTTTACTTTCGCCGTATACGGGGCTCCGATTGTCAGCACGGCCCGGAGTCCTCCGATGCCGTTCCCGAAGGTGTGTGCCGCACGCATCGCCGCCTGGAGTCCCAGTTCCGTACCGATGTAAATTTCTCCGGTGCGATAGTTTTTCTGGTTCTCTCTCGCGCCAGGTTCCATCTGGTACAGCCTCAGGATTCGCGTGCCGTCGATAATGCTCGCGGCGACACTATCGTGAAGCGTACCAGTGAACCACGGGTGGTCCGTGTCTCCTCCTCGGAATCCGGACGCATACGGGCCGTTGTTTTTACCACGCGGCCATTCCCAGTCAAGGCTTTTCAGAAATTCCAAACAGCCTGCACCAAGGAATTCGGCCGCTTTTTTCTTGACGGTCTTTCCGGCATCCAGCAGCGCTTCGGCAAAGCCCTTATTGGCCTTGCCCCAGCGAAATTGTACCCCGGATACCTGTGCCATATCATTCCCCTTGTGCCTGTTTCAGTTCAATTCTCGTAACCCTTACATTCGCTCTCCACGGAAGATTGATGTCCCGGACGCTTTTCACGATCGATGTCAATTCTCTTCCGAACTCCGTCACGATTGTGACGGCATCGTTGATCTTTACATCGATGTAGGCATCCGGAAGAAAGATCGTCGGGTTCCTCACCGTAAATATCCGAGAGAAGCTCGTACCGCCCTCCTGATAATTACATTCGCCGCTATAAATAACATTGGCGTTGGTGACATTGTCCCAGGCGTCTTTTTCCGTTCCACGGGAAATCACGCAAGTGTCACGAAATTCTATGAACCTCATATTTCAAAGAACTAGCATCATACATTTCACAGGCGGAGTCGTCATCGTCGACATCGAATCCCCATTTGAGGCGGAGGGCGTCGCCCATAGACTTGAAGCGAGCCCGGTCCGCCATCGTAATGGTGTATCCTCCTCGAGATGCTCTTACATCTCCTACCTGCTCAGAGTAACCACCTCCAGCGAAAACCCCAAGCACCGAATAATAGATTGTCGAAGATGCGTAGTCCAGACGCATCTGGAAATCAGTGTCATCATCGTCGTAATCGTCGATGTCGTCATCGACTTCTAACCTTTCCAGGCTGACCTCGATGGGGCTTCTGGCCGCTCTCGCGATCACATTGTCCTGGAGGTCAAGGCCCGGAACCAGACTACGCAAATATTCTTCGACAGTCATAACGAAACGGTCTTAATCAGTTTAGGCGGAATAGGTGATCAGGTAACGCAGTTCCTGCGGGCGGTTGATGACGCAAAGGGCGGTCAGTTCGGACCACCAGTCCTGCGTCTTCGCCTTCGCATCGTACTCGTACTGGATGAGGCCCTTGCCGCCGAAGAAGGTGGCATAAATGGCCTTGCTGTCCGGGACGAGAGGAAGGACACTCTTGATCGTGCCAAGAGGGCCGGCGGGATAGAACACATAGGTGTTCGCGTTGAAGGTACGCATTGAGGTACGGACGAGTTTCGCATCCGGACCTTTGCCCTGCAGTTTCTCGACGGCGGCCAGACCCTGGCGGAACTTGATGTTCGACAGGGGAATGCCGATGATCTTCGCGAAAGCGGCCTTGACGGCGTCGTCTCCGGCGGCGCGGCCAACGGCAAGAGCGTTCGCGTCGTTATTCGCCGCAAGAACAAGGTCGGGACGGATCTCATAGCCAATGGCGGTGCGCCACTTGCTGTGTTCCATGTCGTCATACCAGGACTGCTCGTCAACCTCGAGGATAATGTTGTTATACCCTTCACGCTTCATAGCCCTTACGATAGTGCGGACATCCTTAACCGGATCAGCACTCGAGCCTTCGTGAGAAGAATCCTTCTCGGTGGCGCTGGTGAACCAGCGGTAGTTATCGGAGAGGGTCGTCACATTTCCGGCGGGGACGCTTGCGGAGAAGGTAAGTCCCGTAATGCCACGAGGGTTGTTATCTGCGGACAGCGTGAGCGAGCGGTTGGAAACCATCTGGTCGCGCTGATAGGTCATCGACAGCTCGTGGGCGTTCTTGATGTCGGAGAGACCGTTGAACAGGAGATCAAGCGCGTACTGCTTGGCCGTCATGTTCTGGAAATCCAGGGTCTTGAGGGCATCGAGATACTTGCGATAGTCGTCTTCGTCCCAGATGAAGCGGGCCTTCTGGCGAGGGACAATTCCACGGATCGTGGAGAAGCCCTCCGTGCCGAAAGGAATCGCCTCGGAGTCTTTGTCGACATAGGTCGCCATGACCTTGAGCCGGTTGCTGACGACGAGCTGCTCGTAATCGAATGTGAGCGAGGAGACGGGATCCCAGGAGAAGCCATCGAGGTTCAGGTCCTGAAGATTGCCGAACCCGACGACATCTTTAATGTAGAGATCGAAGCTCTTGGAAGAAAGGATTCCGGCTTCCTCCATAAGGGTGTAGAAACCCTGACTGTACTTATTTGCCATAATTCATTCCTCCTAATTAGCTAAGTTCATACTCGAATTCAATGCCGGGGATCGCAGCCTTGTAGAAGTCGGGCATCGCGGGGATGCGGTCCGCAAGGATCTGACCGTCGGTGACAACGGCGATGGTGCCGTAGGTCGCGTTGTCGGAGTCGACAACTACCTGGCGCCAAGACAGACCGTTCGGAAGAACAGCAGCCTTGTTTGCCCCGGCCGCAGATGCGATCACGAGGATGTCGCCGTCGGCGAGGGTGCCGAAATCATTGGCAGTGATGGTAAACTGATACTTACCAGCGTCAGCGCCGGAAAGTGCGGTGGGTGCGCCGAGGGCCGCAGCCTTCGCGACGACGCCGGCGGAGGACATCTTGCCGACGATCATTCCCTCTGCGGGGATGACCGACTGGGGCCTCAGCACAAGCGTAGTAGCGGAAGAAGAAACAGCTCCGACCACGACGAAAGTAGGTAGGATGGTGACAGTGCCACCCATCTTGTCAAGACGCACGGGCATGCCGGCAGGGTAGATGGTTCCCTTTGCAACGCCGGAAAGGCTGAAAGTGCCGCCCGCAATCTTGCGCCGTTTGACCTCAAGCCACACGGGCATCACAGATGCCGCGTAGTCTTTGGACTCAGGCGAGAAAAAAGCGTTTCCGTAATTGTGCATTTTTCAGAATTTTTAGTGAAACTTACTGGTCTTTGGGCAGACGGCCAGCCTCCTGAAGGCGCTTCTTCTCGGCGCTCCAATCGGTCGTTCCATCCTGGTCGTTCTCCTGCGGGTCCGCAACGAACGGCTTCGTGGTGTCAACTCCCTTCTTGGATACAGCCTTGTTGAAGTAGCCGGTCGCTTTTTCGGCGAGTTGGTCGGCTGTCATCTTGTTCCCGGTCAATTCGTTCACCTCAACGGCCCGGTCCCAGGCGTCGTCCGCCTCGTCCTTGTATTTCTTGGCGTAGTCGCCGTCGAAAAACTTGGAGCGTGCGCCAGCGAGGGCCTCTTTGGCAGAATTGACTGTTTCCAGGGCAGTGATCTTTTCCGTCAGCGGAGCGATGGCGGCCGCGACCGCATCGGCGACAGCCTTAGCGAAGTCTGGCTTTTCCTCTTTCTCCTTGGCGGGCTCTTCCTTGCCCTCGAATTTCTTCAACTTGTCCTCCAGTTCCGCAATTTTGGCATTGGCCGTCTCCAAAGTGCGACCCTGGTCAGCAGTTGCCTGAAATCCTTTGAGGAGGTCTTCTGCCTTCTCGACAAAAGCCGGAATATCCTCATCTTTTGCTACATAAGTTTCGCCGAGCGCGGCAACCCTTGCGTAGACTTTTTTGTCGGCTAACCCTAACTTATCTTTATAAGCCAGTTCCAGCGCGTCTTGAATTTTTTTCTTCATAATATTTTGTGTTGAATTGAATTCTTGCGACAAAAATAATATGTTTTTTCGGAAAATCAAAAAAATGGCATTAAATTTGCAAAAAAGACCCCCTCTTTATGTTTGTACTAAAAAATAAAGACGCAAAATTCCCTCCTCTCTATGAACATGTAGAGAGGAAACTGCCCACCGTCAACGACAAGGGCTGGGATAAGGTCGGCGACTTTGTGCTAAGGGACGGGGTCGATTTTATTCCGCAGGAGGGTATGCAAGAGGCGATATGCAGATGCGAATCAAATCTGGTGTTCGCTTGCGGCGCGGCGACCTCCGGTAAATCGTTCGGCATTTTTCTGAAAGGACTTAACGGCATCGGGGTCCCGAACTACACCGGCCGTCTTATAAATGTCAGAAAACTTGACTCCGCGAAGGGTACTTCAATGTTCAGGGACGCAAGCCTTGTATGGGGTCAGTTCTCGAATTGCGATGTCACGACCGGTGAGCTGCCGACATTCGCATGGAAAAAATGGAACAACTCGATCCAGATGATTCACGCGAACTTCAACGCTGACAACCCGGGCGAATGGGCGGAATTCGTGGAGTACATCAAAAAACAGCAGGCATCGTTCATCGGCATAGACGAGGCGACAGCAATCCGCCAGTTCAAGATGTTCACCTACATTTTCTCCAGAAACAGGGACTCTTCCGGCATAACACCGCAAATGCTCCTCACATTCAACCCGGAAAACGGGCACTGGACAACGGAGTTCCTTCTGTGCGGTGGCTATATCGATCCGGAAACCTGGTATATAAAGGAAGATATGGACGGGAAAGAACGGTTCTTCTACATTCAGGGAACCACGCCGCAGTCCGTCGTGTGGGGAGACAGCAAGGAAGAGGTCGTAAGGGCTTCGCATATTAAGTTGAACAGCGAGGACATCAAGGCCGGGCTCCGCCCGGAGGATATGGTAAAGTCTTTTACCCTTCTTACCGGAACTGCGGCTGGAAACAGAAAGCTTGTGGCTGCCACAAAGGGGCAGTCAATCGCAAACCTGCACAATGTCGGCGGGGAGCAGCGGTCCATTCTCGCAGAGGCATATTTCGGACCCATCGATCACGAAGAGGTAAATGTGACCAAACAGATGATTCGCGACATCGCGTCGAATCCATATGACGACGACGACGAGATGTTTGGCACAATGGATGTGTCAGCCGGAAATTCCGACTCCGATGACAACCCGTTCATCGCCTGGCAGGGGCATACGATCGTCGGGATCGAATTCTTCCGTGGAGACCCGAAGGAGCTCGTGGAGTGGATAGACCGAATGCTACAGAAATATAGTATTCCCAAAAAGAATTTCGCGTTCGATGCCACCGGCCTCGGTAACTATCTTAAGGCCTACACGGAGGGCTGGCCCGTTACTGCAAACAAGTCGGCGATGCAGGAGTATGACGCCCAGGGGAACGCTGTCGTGTTCGAACAGTATTTCAACCTGAGATCACAACTGATGAGCAAACTTGAGGTCGCACTCAAGACGGGGAAAATCTCTGCAAGTATAGATATATATATGAGAATTCCGTATGGGAAGAACGGGGCGACTAGGCAGTTGATCGATGTGCTTTACGACGAGTCGAACACTTTCCGTACGCTCCAGCGGAACAAGCGTATATATTATAGGAGCAAAGACGAATACAAGGCGAAATTTCACGCATCGCCGAATATCATCGACACCATGTATCTACGAATGATCTGGGACCTAGACCTGAGGCCGAAAAAGAAGCAGGCTCCGGAGATAGAGGATGATGCTTACGACGATCTATTTATTAACTATTATACGGACGGACACGCAAGTTCTGTTGTTTGGATATAACATATAAATCGCGATTGCTATGAATATCAGTGACTACATCAATCCTCAGAAAAAGAAACCGTGGAGACGGCGCGTTTACGACAACTCTCCAGCGGCGATTGCGGCTGGAACCGCAACCAGTGCATATAAGATAATGACGCAAGAGGACTTCCTTAACGAAGTATGCGCCGCCGCACACGCTATTAACTCGCCGCAGATGTCAAGGCGGCCCATTTACGGCCCGACAGGCGAGCGGGATAAAAACGGCAAAGAAAAGTGGGCAATCATTGGATATGACAATGTAGAAACGGTTCCGCTCACGAAGCAGGAATCAATCATATCAAAGAAAATCTCACATTACTCTGCAGACGGATTCTGGACTGCTGCCGAGTCAGATGATGAGGAGGCGTTCAGCACACTGCTGTCATGGGCTGACACAGTGGGTCTGAAAACGGCATTCATCGAGGTGATCCGGTCGGCATTCAGAACTGGTGACGGAGCAATATATCTGTTCCAGACAGATGACAAGGACGACCCGATCCAGTACGAGGTGTATGGATACGAAGAGGGGTCCATACTCTTCCCCAGGACCACTTTCGACGGAAAGAAATCCATCGCGAGAAAATACAGATTTGAAAACCACGAAGCGGTGGATATTTTCACATCCAACAAAATCGAAACATGGATGATGCTGGACGATAACGGAGATGAGGACATCTTCCCTATCGAGGGCCGCCAAAAAAGCGATGACGGATATACTCTTGTACGCACAAAAGAAGCGCAGGCCGGTGATGGGCTCTGCCAGTGCATTTATTTCCGCGTAGACGACATCCCGACAGGGCCGGTCCAGGCAACCATCGAAAAACTGGAAGACGCAAAAACATATATCGGTGAGCACCTGAAAGGGTCAACGATGCCGATTCTGTTTGTGAAGGCGGAAAAGACATCAAGTCTGCCACCTTCCAGGTTGGCGAACAGGACAATCGGTGTAAAGGGAGCGTCTGACAGCATCGCAAGCGCCGATGCGAAATTCCTGGCGCCGCCGGATGCAAGCAACATTGCAACCATTCACACCAAGGGTCTTGAGGACGATATCCGCGAAGGGGCAATGTCGGTGAAGATCGACCCGGAGATAATCAAGCAGGGCAGCGACTCTTCAGCGACGATGAAGATTCTTTATGCGCCGGAGGTACAATGGGCACAGATCCACTGGCCGGAAATCTTCAAGTCGGTCAAGCAACTGATGCTTGTATTCAAGGCGCTTGTCGGTAAGGTCGAGGGGGATGTGCCAAGATACAGCAAGCTGCGTGTGTCTGTCGGGCAGAATATCTGGATCCCGCAAAACGAAAAGGAGGCGCTCCAGATGGAACTCGATGCCACATATGGAAGAATCAAGTCTCGCAAGGCTGCCATTCAGGACTCCGGTAACAGCCATAAGGGCGACTACGAAACCATCAATAAGGAATGGCAGGAAGAACTCAGATGGAAAGCGGAAATCCCAGCACAGGCGAAAGCCAAGTACGGGAGCGACGCGGGGAATGAAACGGAAGAGAAAAACGAAAATCCGGGAAATGTGAATAACCAGGCGCCCGGAAAGTCCATACAAAATTAACGAGAAACGCTCCCGAAAGGGAGCGCTTCTTTTAGAACGGTTCGTTTTCCTGTTTGTCAAGGGTCCAGCCCCAGCAGTCTACATCATTGTACCATTTCCCGTTGTATTCACGGGCCTTGAAGTCAATCTTGAAAACACCGGTCTGACCAACATGGATCTTGGAGAAACTCTCCGCATCTTTCCGGTTCGTGATAGCAATCGCCTTGGAATACTGACCGGACTCATACTCTACAACGATGGTCTGCCTAACCCATGGGCCACGCTGGCCAACACCGCGCTCAATCGGAGCAACATTGATAACTTTACCTTTAATTTCCATATCTTATAAAATCAAAAATTTCAAAACGGGCGGCTACTCGCCATCACGGATTTCGCCGCCCAAAAACGACAACAACGCAACGAAAACAATAAAAACAAGCTATTCTTCTCCAACAACTTCCGTGCCATCTGGCACTAATCCCGGCACAAAGATAGTAATATTTTTATTAAAATTCTTGTATTTCTCGGTATTCCCCTTAAACCCTTTTCTACGGAAATCGGCACCACCGCAAGATATTATCGTATTTATATCAAAACCTTTTAGAAGTTGATGAGCGACGGTAGAGTAATTCATTCCAAGTTTTTCGCATATCTCCTTAAGATAAACTCTTCGCCCCATATAATAAACAAGAACAGAGCCTGTCTTATTATTTGACTGCTGGGAAATAGTTGCCCACCGGCAGTTCTCTGGGCAATAGTCTCCGTTTACATCTATTCTATCAAGAGTATATTCGACAGACGGTCTCTCTCCAATATCTTTCAAGAAATTCTCAAAACCATTATTCTCTGGAAGCCATCTATCGCACACCTTAATACCGCGAGCCCCATAATGCTTATAGGAGTTTCGGTTTTTGTTATAGCATCTGGTTATCATAGAAGACCACAACTGATATAATGGGTGCTGGTTTAGGCTCATATCGAAATTCATCGACGCAGATTTCCTTTTGTTCCTTCGAAATTCCTTTGATTCAAAAGTCTCTTTCCCCAGGCATCCGCACGAGCGGGTTACACCGCTAATTAAATTAGAGTAACCTGTAATAGATTCGTTTCCGCAATCACATATGCACCTCCAAAGTGTTCTGTCGTTTTCCCTGCGGACATAGTTTATAGCAACTAGCCTTCCGAATCTCTGACCTGACAAATCCTTAAATCTCGCATTATTTGAGCACTCCTTACAGCACTTGACCTTGCCGACATGCTTCGATTGAATTACATACTTTTTCCCGCATCTAACACACTCACATGGAAAGTAGGTGTTAGAGTTTTCTTTTACTGCTGGGCCAGTAATAACAATGTCATTATATCTTTGACCGACGATAATATCTGCAATTTTCATAACAAAACCAAAGGCTTAACTTTCGACGGGAGGAGCGAGCTCCCGTGTACTCATTAAGCCTTTCTATATTTCACATGCCATCTCGCTCATGGCAATACAAATATACGAAATTTATTCTGAATCTACAACTTTTTCAGGGACATCAAGAATGTTATTCTTTTCGTAGTGAATTCCGTTATCCTCTCCGAACTTATGGTAGCGGCAATACTGGCACATGTCTTCTGTGTTCTCTTCGCAAAACATCCGGTAAGCACAGTGGTAACTGCAACTTTGGGGAAGATATCGCCTCGGCTGTTCCTCCACTTCTTCGTCCATATCAAACAACCCAATTTTGTTCGCAAAGTCAAGAATCACCTTCGGATCCTCTGCCGTATCAATATTGTCAGCCTCTGAAATGACATATTCCACCAATTTCGTGAGAGCCTTGGACTTCTTCTCCTCGAGCGTAACGCCTGTTTCTTCCTTCGTCTTCTGCCTCTGTGGATGCAATACCGCGTCAACCGTTCTCTCGTATGCTTCTATGTATTCGAGGCAATCCTTCCGAGAGAAAAACTGCTTGACATAATCGTCAATAGCCGCCTTCGCCTTTGACTTCAGCATGTCCGGCCGGCAAAATGTGATAAACGCCTCTTTCCTATCACATCCGGACAGTACATACCAGGTCAATGTGGCCTGTTCAGGCTGTGTAAGGCTTGTCGAGAATTCATTCGGGCGAAGCGGTATAAGTGGTGATCGTGCCATAACGCAAATATACTACTTTTTTCTGAGATAGTCAACAATCTCGGCCATAACATCGAAGGAGATATCACCGTCTATATAGATGGAGTCTAATCTTTCTTCATAGCCACAATCGTTCTCTTTCTCAAAGTCAAGAGGCCATGAGATGTATATGTGGTACGGCGCCAAGATTTCCTCAATGTTCCGGCGTTGCTCCTCTGTTTTTGCTCTAAGCATTCAAGTATTCGTTTATGATAGTTTGGAATTGTGCCAAACTATGGCACAAGCAATATTTGTAGCCCTGAGACTCTACAAGTTTCTGCCAGGCGATTTGGTGTACTGACTGCTTTCCATGTTCATCCTTGTATTCTATGCATAGGCCGTGGAATCCGTGTCGAGGGATAAGCATCAGCGTGTCTGCCACGCCGTGATACACACCCATAGACCTGCGGATTGCACCAGTTATCGCGTTGGAGTCCGCTCGGTTATTCTCGTTCGGGACGGCGAAGTACAGACCGCGATACTGGGGATAGTTTTCCCAAAAATACAAGTAGCAAGCCGATTGTATTTTGCCTTCGTTGCTATGGTGACTTCTTTTACTCGGTTTGTTTGGCGTTTCTATTATCATAATCGTTCTTAGCTATCTGTGATTCTCTTTCAGCCATTTCAACGCCATTTTAAGTGATTTGCGGATGTGATTGGAGCGAAAGTGGACTTTCTTGATTATATTGGCGGAGCGCAGCCTGACAACGAACTGCTCCCCTTTATCAACGGCCAGATCATTGTAATAGATGTCGCAGGACAAAGCCAGTCCACGCATATAACCAATTTTTCGGATCTCCTCTAATTTTCTTTCAATAAATGTTTTCATATTCTTTTTCCATTAATGTATTTTACGATTTCACCATCCACGAAGTACCAGTTCTCGTCGGACTTTCCGTAGGAAGCAAACTGGTGGTATAACTCCGGCGCTTTAGTATAGAGCCTTCGCTTGTGCTGGTCGCAGAACTCGGAGAAAAGGAACGGTGGTGTGCAGGAATTGGCACAATCGTTCCAATATTCAGCCATATCAAAATCA